AAGTGGATGGGAAAATAGTTATCGAAATAGTGGACGAGAATCCTATTACAGAACGTGTGAAGACCTTTGCGGATGCGCTCCGTGAGGTAGGAATAAAAGAAAGCGTAGAGGAATGGGAGAAGAAGTATTCAAATCTTGAAAAGGATGTTGTGGCGTATATGAAGTTGCGTATTATTGCTGATGCGCTTAACGAGGGTGGCAAGCTGAAAATTGTAAAAGGTGCGAAGTTATATTCACCACTGTTTGAGTTTATGGCTGGTGAAGAGGAAACGGTAACACCGATTCTCGTTTGGGACGGTGCTTCAAGCCTTGTTTGTTCAGGTAAAAGCTATGCACGTTTTAGCTCGCGTATCTTGTTCCGTACAAGCTGGCTTGCGAGCTATGCAGGCTTGCAATTTATCGGAATTTGGGCAGATTACTTGCTCTCATAAAACACATGGACTACTAACGCTAAATAATTGAATACTAATAATTACTAATACTAATTCAGTCATGGAAACAAAAAAATTATCAACAGAAGACAAGGGTACACTTTTGTACAATGCCATGCGTGACACTTTGGAAACGAACAACGCAAGCCAGTGGCAGGAAAAGATAATAGACGTAATCAGGGAAATTGGTCTGACGAACGCAGAGATAAACTCCGATTGCCTTTACTGGCTGATGGAGATTTACAGAATGTTTGGGAAGATAGGAAAGATTGAACCGTATATTATGGACTAATTGCCACATATTAGCATAAGAGCACGTTGAGGATTGACCAACGTTTCAAATGAAAAGGCACTCTACTTATCGCAAGCGAAGTGCCTTTTTGTATGAATTGGTTTAAAGACTACTGCATTACAACGCGCAAGGCTGGCCCCTTGGAGTTTGGACTTGGTGCAAACACACGGTCTATCCTGTCCGAAAGGATTTCCAAATACCTCGTCTGCGCCCTCAACTCAACAATCATGGGGTTAGATTCGCCCGATTGGGATTCTAAGCTGTAGCGGGCTTCTAATAGCACTCTGATTGCGGCTATGTCAGTTGTCTGTTGATTGACAAAGAACCTAATAGAATTAAGTAATGCTTCAAGAGCTTCTGCTGTGGTTTCTGATACACCTTGTATACTTTGAGTAAGTGCCGACAATTCAGATTTCTGCCCTACACTTGTGCCTTTGTATCCTAATGTTTCCATAAGCGCAAGCAAATCTTCATTTAATCCTTTCAATGCGCTTTCTCCAAGAGCCTGGATGTTTGCAAGCTCTTCTTTAGTGAGGTTAATCCCTCCTACGCTCCCCTCTGTAACAGATTCATCTATTTTCTCAAACAGTTCCTTCAAACGCCCTTGCGCAAGTCTCATTGTAGCTTGTTTGACGATAAGATTTTCAATAAAACTATCAAAGTTTTCATTAAGGGCTTTTAGTCCATCTTCTGTTTCATTGAAAGCATCCATCCATGCTTGAACAAATGAAGAGGCGGCATCCTTATATTCTGACTCCCCACCTATACCTCCTAATTCTAATTTCTGTTGGTCTAAAATTTCTTGTCTTGTCTTTTTCAGTTCATTTATAGCATCATTCCATTCATCAATACGTCCTCTATCAGAATCTTTCTTTGCCTCTTCTGAATTAATCATATTTTCATATGATTCAATCTGTTGGTCTAAATTGGCTATTGTATCTTTGGTTTGTGTACGAAGATCATCTGCACTCCAAGCGGCTTCCATCTTCTCCTTTAACTCATCGTATGCCCTACCAAGTGATTCTATATTCTTTATTTGCCGTTGGATTTCACGTTCTTTCTTCTTGTTCTTATTGCCAATGCCGAATATGCTACCGATGGTATTGCCTATTCCGGCAATAGTTTTCATTCCACCTGTAACCATACCCAAAACATTACCTGTAGCATAAGATGATGCAAATTCTCCTGCACCACTGAAAGCTTGAGACATTCCATTTAATGATTCAGAAATTTCTTCTGGCACATCAACACCGAAAGATGAAAGCATAGAAGAAACTTCTCCAAAAGCAGAATTGAATTTATCTATTTTTTCTGCATTTTTTTCAAATGCTGCACCGAGGTCTGCTATAGCTTTTTGCTTATCTTCTGGTTTTGCATTTTTCAAGTCTTTAAAAGCTTCAACAATTCCCTTGATAGGGTTTCTGTCTAGTTTTTCACCTTTCAGCTTCTCAAGCTGTTCAATTATTGTTTTCAACTGTTCTGGCGGCAAACTTTTGAGAGACCTTCTAAATTTCTCTAATTTCTCGAGAATACTATCAATAGCTGCCGTTGAAGAATAGTCAAGATTTTCAAATAGCTTGATGTATTCGTCTGTATTTTGAAACGTCTTCCAAGTATTTTCATCTGTCTTCTTATCGTACTTTTTTTTAAGGTTGGATTCAGCTTGCGCTCTCTGCTCATCTGTAAGGGTTGCTTTTGCTATATTTGCCTTTTCTTCGTAATACCACTTATCAAGCTGTAATTGTTCTGAAAGTTGTGTTTTATAATCCTTGAGAATTCTAATAGTAAGGTCTGTGCTTTCCTTATCACGCTGTTGACCCAGCTTTTTAAGTGCTTCATCGTAACCCTTTTGGTCTGCCTTACTTAACTGTCCATTTTTATCACGTTTGGCTTCATATTCATCACGTATCCCTTTTTCTACATCATCCAATGTCTTTGCAAGTCCGGGGAACAACTGTTGAACCTCCGCTTCGGAAAGCCCTGCATCTTTCAGTTTCTTGTGCAAGTCCAACTGGTTGAACATATCTTCAATGTTCTTCTTGGTCTTTTCAAGCTGTTCTTTCAGGTAGTCCTGTTGAATACCGATTTTAAGTTCTGCAATTTCCTTTTCAAGCCCAGTTCTTTTTGCGGCATTCTTTACGTCATTAGGAATCTGTTTGAGTAACTTTTCAAGCGCATCAATCATTCCTTGCTTGGTCGGAATAATATCTTCCGCTTTGATAACTTCTCCCATTTGTGTGAAGTCCAAAGCACCTTTGAAAGCCGAACGTGTTTCCTCTATGGCACGGTTCTCTCCCATAAGCTGGTTCAGTTTCTCATACCGTGACTGCATTTCTTTGAGGACGGAGATACGTTCAGCCCAAATATCACGCTCGGCACTTGAGCGACTTTTATTTTTGTCGCCACCAAGTTCATTATACAGGCGATTAAGTTCTTCTAGTTCGGATTTTACCTTGTTTGTGTCTTGACCATATTCGGGATATATGGTAGATTGGCTTTTCCGAATTATTTCGTTACGTGTGTCAATCTCCGTCTTAATGCGTTTCTTAAACTCCGCTTCCGTTTCCCCACTTCGTATATTCCAATTAGCTTGTATGTCAGCATTTCCATTAATTCCAAGCAGGAATTTCTTGATGCTGTTTTGAAGAGGATTAAGGTTAAGACCATTAATCTGTTTTTCAAACTCCTGCAACCACACTGCCCCTGAAGTATCTCCCGATTCTTTGGCTTCCTTGGTCAGTTTGTCAAAGAGTTGTTTGAGCTTGGTTTGTGCCGCTTTCTGTTTTTCCTCCTCAAAGAAGAAACTGTCATTGAACAATTTGTTTATGTAAGCGGAATCTACCTGCACATCCGAACCAATCGCTTTCAGTACCTTCTGTACGAGTTCCCTTGCGTATTCAAGTTCATCCTTAGTGACTTTTGTATTTTCTTTTTGTGAATTACGGAGCACATCGTAAGCGTTCATCGCATTTGCAACCATTTTTTCTGTGGCATCTTTCTGCTCTTGGTATCGTTGCGCAGTCATGCTGATAGAGCCTTTACTGAAACGCTGTTCAATGGATTCTACTTGGCTTATGTATGAACGTGTGCTTTCAAACCAATCCTTAAACTCACTACGTTCAATCTGAATATTATCGAATCTGAACTTGTTAGCACCGCCAAACGAATTACCCGACAACTGAGTGAAGTAGTCGCTTAAATCAATGTTGCCCAACCCTGTGTATTGCTCTACAACTTTTTCAGTCTCTTCACGAAGTTGCTTAGTTGACGTTATAGCACCACTTAATAATTTTTCTTGTACTTGGCTCAATATACCGCTAATTTCGCTCCAAGATACTTTCATCCCGTGTTGTTCATCTATTATTTCAGAGATAGCTTTTGCGGTTTTCTGTTGGTTGGAATACATTTCTTTGTTTGCATCCTGTCCAACTTCATCAATCATTCTTTCTTTTGTCTTTGCGTTGATATATTGATGTATCAGCTTGATGGCTTCATTATAATTTCCGTTCAACGCCTTAATCCCCTCTGCGTTTAGGTATTGTTCGGGCAGTATGTCTGAATACTTCTTTTTCAGTTCTGCAAGTGCCTTGTTGTGTTCTTGGTATGATTTGGTAGAATCTGTAACAACAGAAGCCAACTTTACATAGTTATTTGACGATTGAACGACACTAAAAGCCCCCTCTGCTGCTATGCCGTCAAGTGCTTCTTTCAGTCTGTTTGTATTTTGAATTACTTCGTAAATAGCTACACCAACGGCTGTAATAACGGCAAGAATAGCACCGTATGGATTCTTGGCTACCGCCATATTTAAACCGTTCTGTGCAGCTGTTGCCCCTACCGTTGCAGCGGTTTGTGTACGAGTAGCCATAATTTCCTTGAATTTGAGGGATATTCTCGTTTTCTGCATAGCTATGCCCTTTGTCATATAGATTCGTTCTGCAATCCACATTGCACCTGACACAGTCTTAAAAGTGCCGTATGCCGTTATGATAGTTTTCAATACAGAGGCAACCGTGCGCCAATTTTCTAATAATGTATTTGCAAGGTTGATAGCTGTAGAGATAGACAAAAAACCTTCTTGATTGGATTTTCCTATCTCATTCTGCATAATGGATATTACGTCTTTCAGACGATTTATTTGTCCGTGAAGTGTATTTACCTGTACCTCTTGCATATTGTAGAACAAGCCACCTTTGTCGGTCATTCTTTGGAATACGGCTTCGACATCTTCAAACTTTACCATGCGTTTGGAAATCATATCTACAATCTGTGCTGTGGTATATGCTTCGCCTTTCACTTCCTCAAAGTACGATTGTAGTTCTCCGTACAAGTTGATACCTGCTTCCGTGAACTGCCTTACTTCCGTACCACGCAAATAAGCTGCTGCTTTGACCTGTCCGTAAGCCAAAATCAATCGTTGTATATCTACACCTAATCCAGCCGATACGTCTGCAAGCCGTTTTGTAGTATCAAAGAGTTTATCGCTTTCGATACGGTATGCAGCAAGTTGTTTTGTGAATGTAACAAGCTGCATCGCTTGGAATGGCGATTTAAGAGCTTGCTGCATGGTTTGGGAGAAAATTTTATCTGCCTTATCTTTGTCTTGCAAAATGGCACGTAAAGCAACTTGTTGAAGTTCAAACTGACCTCTTACTTCAACAATTTTTCTGATATAACCTTCAATCTGTGACACGGAGAACACCAAGGCAAGTTGGCGGCTTAATTGCCCGGCTGTATCCATCAGGTTGCGATGGCGTGTGGCAAGCTGCTGTGATTTGACTCCTGCTTCCGTCAATGCTTGGTTGTGTTTTGCAATGGCTTGGTTTATCTGTTCAAGCATGCTCTTATAGTTCGCATCGGTAGTGTTCAAAGACAAACGAGCTTTTTTCAGGTACTCTATAGCTTGTACGTTCTGTTGCAGAGACTTTGCATTTTTAGAATAATCTAATGCGCCTTGTGGAGTTGACCGCTGTGCATTTGCTAAATCCGCTGCCTCCTTTGCAGCACGTTTATCCGCTGCCGCCTTACGTTGTGCAGCCTTTTCCGCAGATTGGGCACGTTGCTCGTCCGTCTTTCGTTGCTCGTCAAGCTCCATCTTCATGTAGCGCATGGCTTCTACCGCAGCCTTTTGTTGCGGCTTTGACAAGTCCATGTTCTCAACGTATTTTTTCAAATCCGAATATCCCTGCTTCAATCCGGATATATTAAAGTTAACAAATGAACCTTCTCCGATTTTATTGTTTCCTATTCTGTTTAGCAAATCTGCCGCACGTGAAAGGCTTTCGTTCAGAGAAGTAGTCTTTCTTGTAGTCTCTTCCGCACCTTTCCCTGCTCCTTCAAATGGATTACCTTTTATAGCATCTATCTTTTTGGCTAACGAAGTAATCACACTTTCCAATTTACTCGTATCCATTACCACACTGCCAAACCCGTTTTTCAATGCATCTGCTGCTGTATGGGCGTGCTTCTCTATCATCTCCAGCTTCTCATCGAAACTATCCAACTTCTTTAATACATCAGGGGTTATGTTGAGGAAAGCTCCTGCTTCGTTATTTGCCATATCGTTATCCTTTTTTATTAATTATGGGCATACCCAAATCATTCAAGTTCTTCAAATCGTCAACACTTCCTATTTTGCTGACCTTCTTTTTTTTCTTGTCTTTGTTTCCGTATTCTACATGGGAAAAATCAAACGAGCTTAACCGGACCTGTCCAACCGTCATTCCCCATAAATATTCGTCACGAGAGCACCAAGTGTTGGAGCGCAGAAAATCAATCATCTGCCCCCACTCTGTACGGGATATTATCAGTTTTGTTCCGTTTTCTTCGTCTTCCTCGTCAAGGTCATTTCCCTCACGGTCTGAATCACATTGGTACTCTCGAAAAAAAAATCCGTGCTTATGAGGTTAAGGATTTCACCAAGCAATAATGCCCAGTCCTTTATGTCGTAATCTCTCCACATCAAAAGGTCAAAGACCTTGTGGTAGTCATCTGATAGTTCTTTTTTCTCATAATCAGAGAATATCCTGTCCCTGTCATTGAGAAGTGCAAGCGTTATCACGTGTGCAACTGCCGGTAGATTTACCGAGAACTCTTTGATAACATCTCCCATACTTAACTTCTCTCCCTTCACAATCTGACACGCTTGTTCGGCTATAAGCCATTGAACACCGGGCTTCAATCCTTTAATACGCCACTCCGTACCGTGAAGTTTTACAATGCTTGGGCTGTCATTCATTATCCTTGCCAAACGTTCCATTGACTCATCAGATATAGGAGTACAAGCCGTTACAACATTTGTCTTTAGTCCTGTATCTTTTTTCTTTGCTCTATATACTGCCATGATTATAAACATGAAGGGCGGCGGCATATAAGCCTACCGCCCGTAAACACTCTAGTTATCTATTTATGAACAAGTTTTATTTGGGTAAAGTATAAGCTGAATCTACATAAAACGGCGTTCTGATAGTTTTCTCTCCATCAGCGATATTTGCATCATACGCTGTTCCTGCAAGGTTGATACGACCCACATTAGAGTTCAAAGATTCAAGCATTAGTTTTGAGTTAAGTTGGACTTTTGGAACCACAAATGCAGTCATCGTTTCCCCTTCCTCAAACACTACGTCAATCTTTGCATACAATTTCTTGTATTGAGCAGGAGCAAAGTATTTGGTAGAGACAGTAGTTCCTGCCGTAAATCCCATGAGAGCGACCAATAGGTCTTTTTGTGTATCTGCAACCTCAGCTGTAAATTGGTATCTGCCAAGCTTCACGATGGAAAGAATGGGGCTGTCGGAAGTTTCGCACTCGATGTCGTTTACATCGTTATCGTCTTGAGCGATTGAAGTGGTATCCTGAACTACATCTTCAAGGATATAAGAGTCGCCCTTTGGCACATCGTCTTGTTCAGAGCCAGTGAACAGAGTTGCCACGATGTAAGAAGGCTTGATGAATTTTTTGGCTGTTGCGCCAGTATTGTTTACTGCCATAATTAAAAAATGTTATCCTGTTAATAATCTGTTTACCTTATTGTCACTTCTATATTTATCACGTTGTAGTAGTAGTTCCTATTTTGGTCATAATCTGCATCACGGAAATTTACATCAATCACATAATGGGGGTCTTTACATGATTCAATAGCCTTGTCAAGCGCAAGTTCCATTTTGTACAGCTCCTTCACGGGTTTCGTGCCGTGACTGTCAACTGATTTTGCGTACAAGAACACGTTGGCAGAACCTTTGGCATAAGCTCCGTAATCTTTCATGGAAAGCACATCAACAAGCACCATTTCTTTCCAATTGCTTTCAACAGTGGCAGGCATATTCCCGATGAACAGGTTATCGGATATAGCCGCTTTTGTAAGCAGCATGGAAAAAAAGTTTTCCACTTTTGATGTTGTCTTGTATTTACTATCCATATAATCAGTATTTACCGTTCTTTATAATTCCAAAAGTTGAACCTTTAATTCTGTTACTTAATGCTTTGAGTTGGTTTTGAGCAATGGCGATTACCTCATATTTGTACTTTTCCTGTAATATTTGTCCGTATGGCATTGCGGCTACTATCACAAGGTCAATTCCATCATGAGGCTTATATTTACGTTCAAGAAAATCCGTTATCGCATCACGTCCGTATAGCGGCTCTCTCTCCCAAATTCTTGGGGCTAATGCGTATTTCGTTTGATAACCGCTTTTGGATAGTTTGCCATTAACATATATTCCCCATCCGTAGCTATCATGAAGGTTGTCTGTATCATTTTTATAAGTAACCCTATTCAATTCTTCTGCAATTATTTTGTCAGCTTCTTCCGATAAGAACTTTATAAGTTTATTCAATGAATCTGTCTTAACCTTCTTTGCCATATCTTACACTTCACTCATTTTTATATCAACCGAGCAACCACCAAGTTGACTATATTCAAGCCCTATAACCCTGCCTTGGATTGGTATTGCATAATCCTCGCATTTAAAATTGGTATTGAAACGTATAGGTAGCTTCTCACCAACTTTGCACGGGAAAAATACTTTATAGTCAGCCATGATAGTACCAGAATTAATCAGCTTTGCAGCCTGCTGTATGTCACATTCAGTTTCAAGAAGGATGGTCTCTCCCGTAGTGGGGACTTCGGGAGAACTATCCGTCTTTTCATCCCCGAGCAAGTCACCGTCACCGAGAAGGTTTCCGTCTTCCGGCTTGTTTGTTATCACGGTATAGAATGTACCATGAAACGGGTATTCTGCTATTGCTTTCCTTTTGAGACGCATAAACTATACATCTAATGAATTTTCATTGACCCAACTCATACTACCCGAATCCATGCTTTTCAACGCTTCTTCTTCACCATACTTTTTGTACAGTGCTTTCAGACGGTCTTTCAAGTTTTGGATTATGGCAGCCGTTACCGTTTCACTACCTATGTCCTGTCTGTAACTGCCATGTTGGAGTGATGATGAAGCCACAGACCACGGACCGCTAATGACAAGTTCGTACAGTGCGATAAGGCAATGGTCTTTAGTGCATTCATCTATTTCAGAACGGTCTGAAATAAACATCAAACCGTTTTCGTATGCGATATTTTCAAGCGCATCATCTTCAAAGACAAATCTCGTAAGCCCATTGAGGTATGCTATCGGGTCAAATGATTTTTCCATAACTACTACGCAATGTATTGTACATTTAATCGTCTGCCTGACTTGTGTCTACAATTACGTGATTACGGAATGTTTTCAGTGCAGGACAAGCTGACATCATTACATCAGTATGCCATTCCTTATACAGCCCGTTGTTTGTTGTTGTATTCACAATCGTGCAGAGACCATCGTTAGCCTGAGCAAAAATCTTGGTTATTACGCTTGAACCATACTTATCAAACATCTGTTTGTCTAGGTTATTGGTGTATTCAAACTCACAAGCATATCCGGCAGGGCGGAGAACAGCAATCTTATCGTCCCAACCTTGTACGAATGTGTCTCCGGTATTGGTAAGATTACGCTCACGTTCTTCAACAATTTCAATTGGAGATACACCGGGATAATCACGGAAAGCAGCTAAGAACAACTCTCGTGTAGTAGGCGCAGTAGCGGTTGTTGCGATGTAAGCTAAAGGATTTTTCTTGAAACTTTCAATCAATTCCTTAACTTCGGCATTTTGCAGCATTACTTCGTAAAACATCTTGCGTGTAACCTGCCATACCATTGCACCTTCATACCCCCATTCTTCACGATATTTTTTCTCCTTTTCCGCCATTTGACTGAGAATCTTACATTTTTCGTCTGTCCAAACTACTGTGCCAGCTTTAGTAAAGTTCTCTGTTGGTATATCAGCCTTATGCAACGGAGCTTGAACGCCACGTGCGATATTTCGGTAGTCAATATGACCTTTAGACATTAACTGTGCAGTCATGAAGTTCATGGTTGCGTCCGCACTATCAAGTTGGGACTGTAATGTATGTACCCAAGCGGCTACCAAATCGGCATCGTTTCCAAACAACTCAAACTGTTGTTCTTTTGCTTCACGTTCCATAGCTGTTTCAACGAAACCGGGAGCGATAAAATCAGGGATAGATGCGGTGTACCAGTGCAGACCGTCCTTATCCATTTGATTACTGTCACCAAGAGGTGCACGCAAATCCATCAAAGGAGCGGCTTTCAAGTCACGTCCTTTCACAGAAAAAGTAGCGATGCCATTAGGAGCGGTAGGTGTGGGAGCACCAGCTTTTACACCTTGAGTCTTGTACCAACCATAATTAGTGTATAGCAGACCTTCTGTATTGACAAAGGATTGCAAGAAACGTTGATTGGTCTTGTCTGAAAAGAATCTTGCATATCTGCTGTTATTAAAATCAAATTTAGGCATAGTTTCGTCAATTTTAAATGTTAAACCAACCCTTAACCTTGCTCTTGTTCAAAGCTTTTAATGCAGCCGAAAGAGGTTGCATACGGTCTTCGTAGAGGAATACATCTCCTAATGCCAATGCAGGAGTGATAAGATATCTTGCACCATCGAAATCATCTTCGGATGCAGCCGGGTCAAAAACAAAATCAAAGTCGCAGGGAAGGTATGAGTTAGGATTAGTAACCATAGCTTCTTTACCAGACCCTGCTTCTTTCGCTTCAACAAGAACAGATGAAGTTGTTAATGCTCCGAGGGTTGCGCTCAATGTAACTTTCCAAACATCGCCAGCCGTTCCGTCAGTCGTTTTTTCAACGGCTGTGACTGTTACTGCTGTTCCTTTCTCTACCAATGTGGTAGGAGCAACCATGAGAACGTCCCCTACAAACGGAATGAGGGAATACCCGTCTCTTTTCAAGTAAATAACCGTATCAGATGATTCTGATGTAGCTTTTGCAACTGCATACGATTTTAGGATGCGTATTTCGCTTCCATTAGAACCATTACTGGGAATATATTCAGCGAGCGTTCCAGCAAAAGCTCTTGCATTACCTTTGAATGGGTTTTTAACAATTCCACCACTGGTAGGAAATACAAGTGCGTCTTTCCCGCTCATCTGTAGCTTCACGAAGACATAGCGATGACCACCAATGCTTCCGCGAGCCTGAACCAATGCTCTACCGGGAAGGTAGCCACTGTTCAATAGGATTTGCTGATAGAAATCTGACATTTTCTTTTTGGTTTAAATGATTATTATTTTTCTTCTCTGTGCGACTGCTTCTTTACGACAGCAACCACATCGGCAAAGTCATCGGTCTTTCCCTTACCGCCTCCCGTGCCGCCTGGAGTGATGTCGGGTGGAGTGTTAGCATTAAACTTATTGTAGCTCTTGACCAGTCTTTCTGTGAGAGCATCAACATCTGTTTCAGAATCAATGTGAATCAATTCGAGCTGGTCGTTAATCCAATCCTCGTTCTTGACTTCTTTCCCTTTTAAGGCTGATTTGAGTTGATTGCGTTTTTCGGAGATAGTTTTGGCTCTTTTCTCTTCCTCACGTTCTGATTTCAAGTCTTGGAGTTCTTTGAGCAACTTATCCAGTTTGCTTTCGTCTCCTTTGTTATCCTTGCCATCATCCTTATCTCCCTTATCATCCTTTGCGGGGTGATTCTCCTTCCACTCCTTGATGAAATTGGAATTGTCTCTACGAATGTTTCCGTCGTCACTTTCAAAGTCTGAAATCCATTCTTCTACTACGTCTGCCAACTCCAAATCATCAGCGTCACTCTGTTTTTGCAATCGAGCGTAGATGCGTTCTACCTTGTTGTCGATTGATTGTTTTGACAATGCCAGGTTCTTCTTGCCATTGTTCGATAGTTTTGCTTTCAGTTCTTCTGAAAACTGGTCTTTCGTAAACTTCATACACTATATGTTTCATAATGATTATATGCGAAAGTAATGCTTTAACAAAAAGATATAACTATAAAAAAATCAATGTATTTATCACTATGATAAATAGACATTGGTTTAAGTATATATTACCTTGTTATTAAGAGGTATTTTTGCTTTTGATGAAAGAGCAAGAAGTACATAGAGAAGTCGTAATCAAGCCGCAAGAAGGATTCCAAATGCAGTTTGCATCATCGTGCGTGGATGTGGTGTTCGGCGGAGGCAACCTCGGTGGAGGCAAAATGACGCTATTAACAGACTGTGTTATAACTCCTTATGGATTGAGAAAAGTAGGTGATTTAAAAGTTGGAGATGTTATTTCAGACCCAACTACGGGAGGTCCTCAATCTATTGCTCAACTACATCCGATAGAAGAACATGAGTTTTATAGATTGACTTTTGACGATGGAACTTATGTGGATTGCTCAGAGGGGCATCTTTGGAAAGTAAAGAAGAGCGGTGGTGAATGGAAGTTAAAAGAAGCTATTTCTATATTTAATGACTACCAAGATAATGCAAACAGAAAGCGGAAGTTAATGTATGGGATACCTATTACAGAAGCCATATCGTTTTCTGAATCAATGTCGCAAGATTTTGATAGGCCACTGCATCCTTATTTTGTCGGCAATATGATTGGGAATGGATGTATGTCTAATTTTTACATCAATGAGTTACATAAGGTATCTCTTACTACTCCATTTGACGAAATAGCAATCAGGCTTTCTAAATTAGGATTTGATATGTCGCATTTTGAAGAAAGAAGCGGATGCAAAACATATCATATATACAATAAAGTAGTACGTGATTCAATATCACATATAGGTCTTTCAGGAAAAACATCAATAGATAAGTTCATACCTGATTCATATAAATACGCTCCAGTTGAGGAACGTAAAGAACTAATGAGAGGTCTTATTGATTCTGATGGAAGCGTTGATGAACGTGGCAGAATTTCATACTACACAATTAGCGAAAAGCTTGCTAATGATGTAGCTTTTGTTGCAAGGTCGCTTGGGTATTGGGTATCTAAACACGTGCAAACAAACAGAAGATATAAAACATCTGATGGGGAAACCCATATTGGGAAAGATTTATATAGACTTAGAATATCATGTAAAAATCCCAAGGAAATAGTAACCGTAAAAAATAAGGCTTCAAGACTACATGACAGGGTTAGAGAAATGACTAAATCTATCAAATCAATCGAGCCAATAGGACGAAAAATTGGTAGATGTATAACCGTAAGTAACCAACATGGACTGTATGCGACTAAAGATTTCATTGTGACTCACAATTCCTTTGCTCTTGTCCTTGCTCTTGCAGAACCGTTAATGGCAGATGGGGATTTCCGTGCGGTTATTACACGTAGGTCTTTGCAGTCGCAAAAGACGGGAGGTTCATTCGTAGATACATTCAAGGCTATATTCGGTGACTATTGTTCTGTAAAGACTGCCGATAGCCCTCGCATATCATTCCCAAGTGGTGCGTATTGCGACTTGACCTATATAGATGATACTAATCTTGACAAAATGCGTGAGCAATGGAAAGGTAAACAGATTGATGCTATATGTATTGACGAAATTACCGAAATGTCTTGGGAAGCGTTCAGCTATGTCCAGACCCGTAATCGTGGACGGTCAAAGACATTTACGGGAAAGTTCTTCGCTACACTTAATCCGAAACGAAGCCATTGGACGAGAAAATTCTTGGATTGGTATATTGGCGTTGATGGTTTTATTATGCCAGATAGAAACGGGAAAGTAAGATATTTCTATGTAAACGGCTCTACCGTTGATGATGTGGTTTGGGGTGATTCCAAAGAAGAAGTTTATGCTAAGTGTAAGATAGATATTGATAGGAAACTTGCCCGTATTGGAGGTGATTTTGACTATACGAATATGATTAAGTCATTCGTATTCTATCAAGGTAAGCTATCCGAAAATAGGGCTATGCTTGAAAATAATCCTAATTACATAGGCTCTGTTGCAGCTTCGGGCGGTAAAATGGCACAAGCTATCATTGAGGGCAACTTCAATGTTGACCCTGAAGAAGACGAAAAGATACCTATCCCTTCCACTTCCGCACAAGGCGTGTTCAACAACAACCCTGCCGTAAACGGTGACAAATGGATTACTGTGGATTTGGCGGATTACGGTACGGATAATCTCGTGGCTCTGGCATGGGATGGATTTCACGCATACGACATTCTCATTCTTAGCAAGTCCACTCCGAGAGAAAACGCTATGGCAGTGAAGACATTTGCATTTGAGCATGGAACAGCCGAAAGCCATATCATTTTTGACGCGACTGCCGGAAGGTACTTTAATGATTACATTCCCGATGCAGTACCTTATATCTCGCTAAATAAACCTTTCGGGCTTTACCAACTTACCGCAATGACAGTCAAGGATATGTGCTATATCAGATTATGCAAGATGATAGAGGAAGGCAACTTGACATTTGACGATAAACTTGCCGTTCAGACTTACACTCATCAAAACTTGAAATATAAAGTGACGATTGAGAACGAGTTTATGGAAGAATGTTCCGTTGTGCGGTTTGACGATATGCAGAGTGGGAAGAAGCGGCTTTGGAACAAGAAGAAGATGAACCAAATGTTAGGGAAAGGCAGGTCTATGGACTTGTTGGACCCATGCGCAATGAGGATGTTACCGTGCGCTAACATCGAATACGGGAATGAAATTCAAGCAGGGTATTACAATCACGAGGAAGAAACCAAACAAGCGAGCCATACACAGACAGAAGGAAGTATTTACGATGAACATTTATGGTATTAGGATATGATAAGCTATAACGACATAAAGGATATTATCAATTCCCTTAAAACAGAAGGAATTGAAGCAAGATTAAGAGACGTTGCCTATTTGGTGATGTGCGATTCTTTTGTGGATAAGGACCTTGCTGCCAAGGTTGCTTACCAAGAAGATGAAAAGCCTTCAAACAAGGTGTTATCCACGCTTGCTGAGAAACTGAAACCTTTCGGCATCGGTGCTATCACTACCATATCTAAAGATGAGAACCGAGAAGCGTTGCTGAAAGAAATATCGGAGATGAAACAGATTGCTGACGATGCGAAAGCAAGTGGAGATTCAGACACTTTTATCAAAGCAAGTAAGGTCGTGTTGGATGCACGCGTGAAGCTGAACGATAAATTCAATATTGAAGAGGAAGAGGGGCAGAAGCGAATAATCGTTGTTCCGCAGAAGCACGACATTATCTGCAAATGGACTTCGAGAGAGTGTTCTGCAATGCCGAGCAAGGAAGCCTGCATGAAGTATTACAACCTAATTGATGCGGACAAATGACACGGGAAGAGAAGAAGTTATATTTATTACGGAACATAAATGCTCTGTTACAGAAGAAGCCGTTTTTCAGAGGCAGCGATACTCCTTCCATTAACGATTATTCCGAAGGGCAAACCGCAACCGTTACAGAAACACGGACAGCATGTATTCCGAAGGTCAAAAAAACAATTGTCACACAGGCAAGATTTTTGAAGGAACTTGACCCAATGAGCCATGATGTTCTGTTTGACAATAATCTTCCAAGCATTTGCGTGAAGTTGGAGAACGGAGGTTATCAAGAAATAAAGTTCCAACGAACTGCATTGGCTCTCCAAGAGCAGATACTTGCAAGTCACGTTATCTATTTGTGCGGTAATCCTTGCGTGTTGTCTTTGAGAGGTGGAAATCCACCTGAAAGGGACAAAGAAAATTATTCTACTATCAAAGAGTATTGGGTTGACAGAAATATGGACGGATGGCGCACAAAAGCAGTCCGCACGCAGCTTGCTACGGGAGATGCAGGACTTTTATTCTACTATGACTATCAAGGACGTATCAAATGCCGCCTGATAAGCTATGAGGACGGTTATGTTATCATATCCCATAATGACAACAACGGTGACAGACTTCTTGAAAGTGTTTACTATGCCGATGCGGATGGTGTGGAATACATAGACAGCTATGACGACAAGTATATGTATCGTATGCGTAATTCGGGCGATGGAGCGGATGAAGATGGCTGGATAAGGGAAAACCCGGTAGAGCACGGTTTCAGTGAGATACCATTGTGTACCAAACGCGGTAATGTGGCGTGGAACAACGGACAGAGTCTTATCGAGATTTACGAGATTATCTACAACATCTTCTTTGTCATTCAGAAACGGAACGGCTGGGGCATTCTGTATATTAAAGGCAATCTGTCAGAAACGACAAAGAAACTTGCAGGGAGTATCATTTTGCAAGACAAGTCAATGGACGGTAACGGAAGTGCAGAGTTCAAAGCACCGCCCAGTCCACAAGGTATGCTTGACAGTCTGCAAGATTTGTTCGAGAAGATACAGATAAACACCTCATGCACATTTCTTTTGCCTAAAGATGTCAAGTCAAGTGGTGACATAAGCGGACTGGCTATTACGCTGACCCGTGATTTAGATTTGAAGAATGCCCAGCAAGGGGTTATCGAGTGGCAGAATTTTGCAGACAAGATGATGCGCCTGTTCAAGGAGGGATTAGCCAAAGAATTGGTGAAAAAAGGCGAGAACGTAAACGCCATTACAGAATTTGACAAACTTCGTGTCAGCTGTAAGTTCAAGATATGGCAGCCGTTCAGCGCAACTGAGTATAACAACATGCTTATCTCAATGAAACAGGCTGGTATTCTCTCCACGAAAACGGCTATCGAAAAGAACACGGAGAGCACACCCGATGAGGAGCAACGAGTGACTAAGGAAGTTAAGGAAGCAGAAGAAAAGGTGATTGCCCAACAGCAAGCCAACAAAACGAACAAGCAGGAAGGAGGTAATAATGAATAAACAAGTGATAAACATAGATGCCAACTTCATTAAAGAGATTGCCAAAATGCAAGAGCGAATTGATGAAACAGATAACGCAATTTTCAATCTATTCATGAAGATACAAGACGTTAATCGACTTGATATTATGTATGATGGTGAGAATAGAGATCTGTACCATCACATTTATATGTTCATCGAATATGTCCTGCATAAGTTTCCAAATATATACGAAGAATTCAGAGAAAACAAACAACACAAGTAATGGAGAAACAGAGCCTATACATATACAAGCTGGATACACATGGGGGAAAAGTCAAATTTCCCAACGAAACCATGTCTGCAAAGCTGGGTGAATACACTTACACGGCACAGCGCATGGCCGGCACTCCTACGCTTACCGCCACGCTCAACTATCCGTCTTGCTTGGATGAAGAGTGGACTGGAGAGGAATTTGTGGAATTCAGAGGTGAGAGATACTATGTCGACCAAACCCCTACATCTTCAAAGGACAACAAAAGCATTATGTATAAGCATGAACTCCAGTTCGTTTCAGAACGTATCGTATTGGAGAACGTGTATTTCATGGATGTGGTGACAACTGGAACAGATACTTATCATTCCAACTCTACTTCTGTGAAGTTCATGGGAGACATAAACGAGTTTGTAGGTCGCCTTAACGCTTCAATGGCAAAATCAGGTATCGGATATTCGGTAATCATAGATGATGATATTACTTCCGATTCCAAACTTGTTTCACTTGACAATGTGTACCTTGCAGAAGCGTTACAATCCATATATACCATATACGAACTTCCTTATTACTTTGTAGGTAAGGTTTGTCACATAGGATATACAGAGAATGTAATTTCTACTCCCTTCGAGTATAAGAAAGGGCTTGTATCAATAAAAAAGACAAACGCCAATTATAAAATTGTCAATCGCGTTACTGGTGTTGGTAGCTCTGACAACATTCCTTTCTACTATCCGAATGATGATGAAAAAGGTACTATAGAACGTACACAAAACCTTATGCCTTCCATTTACAGACAAACAAATGGAGCAGAAAGATTCTACAATGCGCTTAACGACACGTATAAGATACCCGGCACAAATGATTACTACTCTTTCAAAAATACATTTTCTTCTAAGAAGGTAAAAGAGATAAAGGTAGATTTTAGCGATATAAAGCCTACTATAGAAAATGTGACAAACGCTTCGGGACAGTTATTTGGTGAGATTGCGGATATTGCTTTTGATGCTAATGATAGTGACGAACTCGGAACCGGAGAAGGGAATAATATATTCAATGATACAGATGAGTATGTACATTCTTATTTCTACATAAAATTACATATATATAATGGAGATTACGGCTTTAACCTGTTCGAACAGGGTTTGGAGGGTGGCACAGCTGTAATCAATATGACTACGGGTAATTGCGCTGCTTGCGAGTTTGAAATAGGAGTTACCTATAAGGACAATGAACCGGAAAGGGCATTCAACCCTGTATTGGTGGATTCTTCCGGGAACTTACCGGCAGGAGATTTTGAGCAGAAGGTTACTTCACAACCATCCCAATATGTAGAAAGCCAACAAAACACTTCTACAAATGAAGTTTGGATTGCAGTAAAAAAGGACAATACCACTTTCGGAATTGTTATGCCTAATGCCACCAATAACTATAAGCCTTCTGTCGGGGATAAATTTGTGATTACAGGCATTAAGATGCCCAAGTCCCTTGTACTCGCTGCTGAGAAGAGATTGGATGAAGCATTGATAAAGTATATGTCAGAGAATAATGACGAAAAATTCACATTCTCCGTCAATTTTTCCAGAGTATTTCTTGCAGACAATATTCAATTAGCAGAATTACTAAATGAGAATGTTCGCATGTATATAAAATACAACGAACATGAGTATCTTATGTATGTAAATTCATTTACTTGTAGAGCGGACAAAAATTGCTTATATGACATATCTGTTGAATTAACAGACAAATTATCTGCAAATGTTTCTGCATTACGAAGTACTATTACAGAAATTGCAGGCGATATCATAGGTAATACATTGGGAGGGAATAGTATTTCTACTACTGATATCTTAGCAAAAGTCTCTCGACATTTTCTCAGTAAAACACAAGATGACCGTACCCCGCACAAGTTATCCTCTGACAAAGCTTTTGAAATAGGGAAATTTGTCAGTGGTAGTACAGGTGGTATCATAATGGTTGATAAGGAAACAGGTCAAACCTATGCGGAGGTTGATAAACTGAAAGTCCGCATGAAAGCCTATTTCGAATCATTGGAGATACAAAATGTAAATTCTGTAGGTGGAAAGATAGTTCTAACTCCGGGTGGTGCTGTTACGCTTATTGATGTTTGGACCAAGGGCACCATTGAACAAACGCCCATACTTTCAATGGCAGACGGGAATCCTATATTGCTTGCAGATGGCAGTGAACTCCAATTGATGGATAAAGAAACGGTAGACAATGGCGTCCCCGAAGGCGTGTACAGATGTTTCTTCCTTGCCGAGCAGGACGGTGTGGAAGTGGAGAACCGCTTCCGTGCAGGCTTCCAGATACAGAGCAAAAACTTCAACATACAAAAACCGGGAGAATACCAACAGGTAGCGAACCATTATTATTGGCGTTTATGTGTAGGGGCAAGCAAAGAGCCTATCAATGTCGGCATATACAAATTGCACTATATTGACCTCAGCATGGCGGATTGCGACACAGGCAGTGATATTCCGGCAAAGGGTGATACTGTAGCCCACCTTGGTGCACGAATCAAATGGAAAGGCATTGACAACAAGGACGTGACGGATGAAAGCAATATTGACGCACAGAATGCCATTGTTTTCTCTTCTACCGATGTGTTCAGCCCGAGTGTTACTCTGTATCACGGTATAGACTCCTACTCCTACTTGAACAAGGAGTATGTTGAGTATGGTGTAGACAAAACTAACAACAAGGCGTTTTTCCATGTATACGGTGATGCGTATATTGGGGACCGTGATGGTAACAGCTTTGTTAAGTTCACCCAAGGTGAAGGCGTGGAATTGAAAGGAAAGCTGTCGGTCGGTACTACCATCGGCAATGGAGACACCATCGAAGATGCTCTCAAAAAAGCATCTGAAAAGTACATTGAAGATTTAGACCCTCTGAAAGAGTACATCAAGCAGGAAATAGATAATATCCAGAATCAGGTTGACGGTGCGATAGAAACATGGTTTTACGACCCGGTGCCCACCCTTGAAAATATTCCCGCATCCGATTGGGATACAGATGAGAAGAAGAACAATCATTTGGGAGACCTCTATTACAGCAAGGAGGGAAAAGCATACCGGTTCCAATATGAACAAGAAAAGGGATGGTATTGGAATGCCATTACCGATACGGATATTGTCAAGGCTTTGGAAAACGCTCAAAAAGCACAGGATACCGCAGATGGGAAAAGACGCATCTTTGTGAGACAACCGCAGAATTCCGATGCATACGACATAGGTGATATGTGGGTAAATGCGACCTACGGTAGTACTTACAAGGACGATATGCTCAGAGCGAACACTTCAAAAAAGGCAGGGGAAGCATTTAGTATCTCCCATTGGAAGCTTGCATCAAAATACACTGATGACACTTTGGCGCAAGAAGCAAAGAAAATAGCCGAAGAAACGAAGAAAGCGGCTGAAAAGCTGGATAGCACTGTAAGTTCAATGAAGGACTTTACCGATGAAGCATTCAATGATGGTATCGTAGACAGAGGGGAAGCGGCTGCGATTAAAAAATACCTGAATAATATTGATTCCATCAAAAACGATGTAACAGAATCCTATAATAAGATTATAGAGAATGAGCTTCTTGATGAAGGCGTGGTAAAGACGGAGTTGGAAACTGCGTACCGCTTGTTCAATAACTCGGCACAGGAGCTTATAAACACCATTAACGGTGTGATTCAGGACGGTAAGACCACAGCTACCGAAGTGGCTATGGTGGATGGCAAGTATTCAGCGTTCAACTTGAAGTACGGTGATTTTATTGCCAATGTCAATGCCGCGAACAATTATATACAGGGCAAGCTTAACGAATCCATCAAGGAAATATCGAAGAATATAGGAGATATATCCTATCTGACGAAAGCACTTAAGGAATATACCAATATTGAGGGTGGTCTTATTCAATCCTCATTGTTAGCTTTAGGATACACCTCGGAAAGCGGTTTCAAGATAATGAGCGGTACGAACGGTGTATACCAATCCGACAAGCGTGGCGGAGGTATTGCTTCCTGGTGGGGAGGTTCCATGCTGGACAAATTCGATTACCCGGAAAGCAGCGTGCCGGAAAACGTTGCCAAAGGTCTTGTGCGCTTTGACGGTACGGGTTATTTTGCCAACGGTGCACTTTGGTGGGAAGAAGATGGTACACTCCATGCAGACCCGTTGTCATTCTTTGTCGGTGAGGAAACGGTCGGTGTATTACTGTCGGCATTTAAGTTCTTGCGCTCGGCAGAATTCAAATATATATTGGAACCTCAATATCCGTTCACTCATATAAAAGCCATCAATTCTGTCCAAATCGGTAATGCTCTGCTGAAATATGACGCGACCAATAATGCCGTATATGTAGAGAAGGATGATGGGTCTATGGTTAATTTCTACGCTACGGGTGACCTTGCTGCGTTCGGTTCGACAACCGGTGGTGGAAGTGGTGCAACCTCATTGGGCATGCTGGACGATGTAGACCTGGTTACTCCTCTATCGGAAGGACAGGTATTGACCTACGACTCGATTAAAAACAAGTGGACGAATAAAAAAGGCGGTGGCGGTTTGGATATAGACGCCATGTGGGAAGAGCTTGCCAAGTCTGACACGTCCAAGAGAATCCATTTTTCCCACATACCGGACTTGGGCAGTGTATATGCCAAGCAGGTAAAGCTGGGCACGACTCCTTACAATGTATCTAATGGGGTGGTATCTCTTCCTGCGTACCCGACAAAACTGTCCCAATTGGAGGATGATATTATAACAGGAAAGTATCTGCCTTTGGCAGGTGGGACGATAACAGGCAACCTTGCGATAAACGGAACTACGACCACTAATAATATAGTCCTGAACAAAGCCGGGAATTTTGGTAACAAAATAAACTTCGGTGACGGTGATTACGTATACTTGAAGGAGGCGTCTGATGATTCCTTGACTATCTACGGAAGCAAAAAAATATCCCTTAATGGTTCGGGATTCGGTTACAGTTTCGGTTCTGATGGGCTGATTCCCACATCGGGAAGCAAGAGCCTTGGCGGTGGATGGGGTAATCACATGTGGGATAGTGGTTGGTTTACAAAGATTGGGTGTTATGTAATTGGCGTCAACCCTAATGAAGTCCACGATGATTATAATCCTTGGCATGGAATCAATTTTAGTTACTATAACAGGGTCGTAATGTCGGGTTATCATGGCATTGATTTCTACACTTCGGCAGGGTGTATAGCTCAGTTCCAGTCGGACGGTATTGTTAATATCACGAATCTCTATTGCTACAACAATCTTCAATGTAGAGCATCATTCGTAAGCACGATGACAGACTATTGGGAGCACGAGTGGAGAATTTTTCAAAATGTAGATAACTGCGTATTCAGGGCTAATCAATTGGCGATGATGTCAAACAGCGGCTCTGCTTGTAGACCTATCATTGGATGGAAAGATATATTAGATGGAGTCGGATTTATAACGAGCTATACAATTGGTAGTGTTAGACGCGCAACCAACTGGGGAAGCATGCTGATTGCGGTATCCAATTCGGATGATGGCTCTACAAATGGCGTACATCTTCAATTAAATGGAGAAGGTACAGCGGACCTTGTTGCTTCGAGTTTTAGAGTTACTGGAAACTTCCTTGCAGAAGGTGAGGTTGCCGTTTATTCGGACGCCCGCTTAAAGTCATGTATAAAACCGCTACGGAACAGAGGGTTCGTCACTCCTGTCAGCTATATCAAGGATGGAAAGGAAAGCATAGGGTTTATCGCACAGGATATGATAGAATTATATCCTGAGCTTGTGTCTAAAGGCAGCACGAAAGAACACTACCTGTCCGTGAACTATGCCCAATATACGGCAGTATTGCAGAGTCAGATAATTGAGCTGCACAAAGAGATTGATGATTTGAAACGTAAATTTATAAATTAAAAACTATGGTTACATTATTGATTGTTTCGATTATTCTGTTTGTATCCTATATCGGATATACAGTCAGGATGTATGGCATCCCTGCAAGTATCAGTGACACATACTATCGGCTTGGAAAGAAGGGTTGGCTGTTCACGCTCTTCTGTCTTGCCGAATCTTCCCTGCTGGTTGCATCGTTTATCGAAGCCAGCAAGGAAGAATACCAATTCCTGGCGTTCATCGCAAGTGCATCATTGGCGTTTGTCGGCTCGGCTCCCTTGTTCAAGGAGGATTATAACCGCAATATCCATTATGTAAGCGCGGGAATCTGCGCGCTTGCCTCTCTTGTATGGCAAGTGTTGATGAGTTTTTGGTACGTCCCTCTTATAACCTTCCTTGGTGGTGTAATCGTATTGGCATGCCTTAAGTTCAAGAAGCCTGTGTTTTGGATGGAGATGTGTGCCTTTATCTCGACTTATATAACCCTGTTACTACTCTATTGATATGGCTAATTCGAATAACGTAATTACGTCTCCTGTCAATCTGAGGAGTGACGTTGCTTCCGTTCTTGGGACGTCTGAAACGAATGTGAGCGGGTTATGCACGAGCCATGAGATTAATATGTGGTCAAGATGCAAGCCTGTCCATATTGCCTCTGCCGCTCCTGACAGGAGCATGCCATCTGACGGTGAAGGGGCTTGGTGGAAAGGTTCGATGAGGAATTGCGGCATTAAGCCGCCCCCTGTAGCGTCTTATGAAGAAATCCCCAAGCTGTATACAGGAAACAAGATGAACGGATATATCTATGAGAGACCTTGGGGCGGAAGTGGGAGTCCGTACAGGTTGGCAGATTTCTTGCTGTACAAGCACGATGCGCAACCGCCGTTCCATAGCTTCTATTGCGATTCCAAGGTGTCTATGTATGGCTCTATATCGTGCTCTCTTGCGCGAAATGTTACTACCGCAGATAAATCAGGTCCCGGCTCTGTCGAGCTGTCCGACATAGAATCCGCTACCAACCTTGATACATGGTGGTTTGGAGCGATGTTGGTTGACTCGTCCAACAGAATTGTGAGGAAACTGGCTAATGTCAGAGCGGGGGTTACATTAGAGATGCCTGCCAATGGTCTGACACTTGGTCAATACTACGATGTATATCCGTTTTTTTGCATGAATAAGATTGAAAGTATCATCGAGGCGGACAAGGCTAATCTGTTTTTGCCTGTCATGAACTGCTCTCCCGGCAGGGTTAAGTATGTATCGGAAGAAGAAGCGGGTGGTTTGGTAATCAATCTGACAGCCGAATATGTGACTAACTCAATGACCGGGCTTAACACTGCGGTTAAATGGAATCTTAAACTTACGTATTATTCAGTCGGTAGTAAAATGCTCACTAATAATTGGATTACACTAAGGCGTGTGGTTTCGGACGAAGATATGAGCAGGGAAAAATTACAGGATTTCAATCTGATTCAAGACAGAGAGGTTGAAATATTCGGGACATTCACCTTAACTGATTTTCTTGGCGAGTACTACGTATATCTACAGCTTAATACGAACGAGTACACGAAGAAGGCGTTCCCGCTCAAGCTTGACCCGAACCCCGGACCGATACAGTAAAGAATATAACTAATCATTAAATTATACAGATATGGAACTGATAAGAAAAAAAGAAAGTATTACAAGGCTTTATGAAAACGGTGAGGTCTCAAACAACACAACCAATGATATCCAATATATCGTATTGGATGGAGATGCTTATGTTGGCACAGCCTCTATCATGCCCACAGGGTTTACCATGACAGTAGGCATGAAAGCTCCCATCGAAGATATAGAGAGTATGCTTAGAAGCATATTGTCTTCCATCCCCAAGGAAGGAGGCGCAAAATGAAAATCAATGAAATCATCAGAAAAATGAGTTTTTTGCAACTCGTGCCGCTGAAATCGGATGAGGGTGCGCCACTTGCCAATAAAACGAAGGTGAAGATTATCTTGAATCTCGTAGCCTACGAAAGGGCAATGGAGAGCTTTAACGAGGATATGCGCGGTATCTATGCCAAGCTGAAGCCCGAAGGATATGACGCCCAAGCCTTCCCCCGCGTGACTGAGCTGGAGAAGAAAGAAAACATAAGCAGCGAAGAAAAACAGGAGCTTGAGTCGATTAAGCAGAGTGAGGAATACCTCTCTTATGTTGATATGAAAAAAACACTGATGCGTGAGTTTGAAGAGGCAAGAGAATGCGCTTCGGCAGACAATGACTATACAGTTAACGAAAGGGCACTCACAGAGGATGATTTGGTTTCCATTGCGGAAGTTATCCCTACGGATAAGGAGTTTGCAATCGGCAGGAATGAAGATGGGGAAATCAAGGTTAATGGTATCACCGTATTGGCGGAGATTGGCAGAATGTTTATAATGTAAAACAAATACTTATGGCAGGAAAAACGATTAACGAGCTTGACGCACGGACAATGCCGAACGGTAAGGAGAACATACCCTTTCAGGAAGGGAATACAAACGGAAGATTATCTACCGATGCGTTGAAAAGATACGTGGCACCTGATTTAACACCTTATCAGAAAACCGTAGACGCTGATAAGAAGTATCTGTCTGCCGTGGAAATTGACGATGTGACATCAATATTATAGTTATGAGAATAAATTATCAGTCCGATTTTAAAATCATAGAGAAAAACCTCAATGGAGACCTGAAAACTCCTTTCCGGTTTACTTATCAGACAGCATTGTTGAAACCCGTTGTAGCCTCTTTCGACGGACACGATTACAAGAACTGTCGCAGGCTGGATGATGGCAGCCTGCTGGTTGTGTTTGATAATCATGGCATGCGTCCGGGCAACCTGACGGTCAGACGCGAGTATTACCTTACTGATGCTGATTTTGCTGATGGTATCTGTAACCTTGTATCCATGGAGTTTACAAGCATCGTTCTTGTCAATGGCAAGTCTGATGACAGTACAGGTACAATTGACGTTTATCCTAACTATCAGAAGGGCGATAAGGGAGACCCAATGACATGGGAATCCATGACAGAGGAGCAGCGTACCGAATTAAAGGACTCTGTGGTAAAGGATGTGCAGAATGAGATGCTTTCTTCCTCTCCAATTTCCGATAAAGAATACGAAGATGTACTGAGTGTTTTCCTTTAATCGGGAACCGATAAAGAATAAATTTACGAAATTAATAAGAATTATATGGCTAAAATTCATAAACTTACCAAAGGCGGGCAGACTATTTACCCTGCTACAACCACTGATGCGGTGGTACATCCGACTACGCGTAAAAACCTTACGGAAGAGTTAACCGAATTGAATAAGCGAATTCTTGACGAAACAAAACGTGCAAAAACAGCCGAGGAAGCCAATGCAACCGCTATCGAAGCACTGGCAAATGAGCTGGAAGCCTTGGGCGCATGTGGATTCGCAAGAGTAAACGGAAGTGCAGACCCGGATGCACAGGTTACATTTGGGAACACATCGAAACTTCGCTCGTTAGCGTCACATCTGCATCTTGGAGTGTTTAAGAATGGCAAGTTGTTAAAACAATGTGCACCGGGAAGACTTACTCAATCTGTCGATGGCAGGAATATTGCCATAGACGGGACCGATGGAGACGTAATGAACTTCACCGATTGCGATTTGTATTACTTACGCACCACCATGCAATATACGCCACAGGGAGGTACGGAAGGGGAATATAACATTGTGGCATTATCTCTTCTGCCTTTCGGTATCGGAGGGAAGCAGGCAAAGCGAATCAGACCGTTTGCCATCGTCCCCGGTGAATGTGTTACCGCCAAGCTGGAAGGTGATGCAAGAAATTGCGCCCATTATGTCTATAATAAGAACGCAATCGGGACATACTCCGCACCTTTGAACATATTCAAAAAAAGCTATAAGACAAGTGGTGGCGGATACCCGACACAAAATGTGTCCGCGGTACAATCAATCAAGAATGCACAGGCAAAGAATGCAGACGAAGCGACCAATCGTCCATATATGGGCATGTATTATGAGTTCTATGAAATCATTATTTGTCTGATGAGTTTTGAGATAGGCACATGGGCACATACTAGGTTAAACCTGTTTGGCGCAGGTTGTACAATATTAGACAGCGTTAATGCGACTACATTTGCAGACAGTGCACTTACCGCTAATAGCGGATGGAAGGTGATAATCGGGGATACAGTAAAATACAGCACTCTGCATGGTGTTAATATGGTTATTCCGCCATCTTCGGCAAATAAGACTAATCTGATTGGTGGTATTTCAGGTAACACATGGTGCGGATTTTTAGAAATAATGGAAGCTCAAAGACTATTGGACGGCATATCCAAGGCAGGACTTGTGCCGAAGATAGGGAATATTGGGAATGTGTTCACTTTTGACGCAGCCGGAAATGTGTCGTGTACAACCGATGGTTCTGTCAACCTGTCTACGGGCGCAGGCATGGAAGCCTGCAAGCATTACTACGTGGTAAGAAATGTCCCCGGATGTGAGGGAATGGCAGACGGAGTAATGACAGCCGTCGTAAACTCTTACACCAAGATGGAATTTATTGACGGTGTCAAATGGAGTGACAATACGGTGCTGGATGGCGGCATTGGAATCCTGAAACGCTCTGTCCCCATATACAGAGGATGGAATCTACCGATTGTCGGGCTATCCCGACAGATGGACGGTGCATATTACATTGTCCGAAAGGATTCGGAAGGCAATAATCTGCCTGTGCAATTCCGCTGTGCATCAGATGTGAGCAGAGTACCCGCACGTACAACCTACTCATACCGTGTCCATGACAATGAAGAAAGTGACATGGAAAAAGGTTTGGATTTAAAGAAGGAATATCCGGGGGTTAATTTTCCTGTTGCCAGTGAATCATGGGTGAAAAAATCGGATTATGATTTTTCTCTTTTTTGTGCGGAGACTACCGGTGGAGGGAGCCGTAATTACGAGAATGCTTACTTATGGTTATATATTAATAACGATGTCAATGCGAATGAGCGGTGTCTCCATGGCTCTGTTGTGGGTTGCCTTGAGAGTTTCATCTATGCTTCGGTTCGTACCTCGTTTTGCAACTATAATGCTGCCAATAAATTTGGCCATTACGCTGGAGCTTTTTCTATCCCTTTTATCGAATTATAACAGAATGATTATGGAAACAGAAAGAAATGAAATTGATATACGTATGCCTTTAATAACCTATTCAGGCAAGAAAGCATTGGTATGCGTCAACGAGGAAGTAGTTACTTATCCTGCGATGGAAGGTACTGTAGAAAGGACAGCATATATATATGATACATTATGGGTGTACTGTGATACGAATGATGAAGGGTCGGTAAGAAAATCATTGGTCCGGGAACTGGAGAAGCGCGTCAAAGAATATGATGTGTCTGACCATGTGAACGAATTTACCCTTGCCGGCAAGAAGATGTGGCTCTCCAAGGAAATGCGTGTAGGTCTGATGAACAGCATCAACATTGAGAAGAGTGCCAAAAAGACTGATACCGTTCTTTGGTTTGAGGGGATTAATTACACCATCCCAATAGATGTGGCACTACAGATGCTTTCTCAATTGGAGTTGTATGCGTTATCATGCTATAATGTCACACAGCAGCATCTATCCGAGGTATCCGGATTAAGTACGCTTGAAGAGCTGATTAATTATGACTATACCGTTGGCTATCCGAGCAAGCTTGTGTTTAATCTTGATTAGGCTAAGATAGGGAAATTCCCTGCATACCTTCTCAGGCGGGCAGGGAATCAAGATTAGCTTTCGCGTTCCGGTTAACAAGGTTTTGCAAATATAACATTAAAAATTAATCCGACAAATGATTAGTGCAATAGTTAGAGATGGCATCGATAAGAGCGTAGCCGGAGGATTGGCAGGAATAGCTACCGCATTCGTTCAGGAGAGTATAGAACACATGATTCCGTGGCTGATAGTGTCTGCTGCCGTGATTATATGTGATTTAGCCTGCGGGCTGAGAAAGAGTATCATAATGGGCGAACAGGTCCGGTTCAGTCGGGCGGTAAGGCGAACCATGGGCAAGATGGTTACATATTTCAGCTTTGTTTTCATGGTGGTGATGATAAACAAGGCATCGGGTAGCCGTTACGACATTGATATGTATTCCTGCCTGATGGTATGTTTTTTGGAAATGTGCTCGATTATCAGCAACATACTTAAGCCGAAGGGAATCGAGCTGAATATTGTCGAAGCGTTCAGGCTGATTTTCGGCAAGACATTAAAAGTTGACAAAGAAGATATTAAAGAAGTAATTAAGGAGGAAAAGAAATGAAATTAAGAGTGGAAAGATTATGGAAGAAACCCGCTTATACGGTGGGCAGACTGTTCGTAGACGAACAGTTTTTCTGCAACACGTTGGAAGACACCGTCCGCGATTTGAGCAATGAAAAGAAGGTATATGGCAAAACCGCCATCCCTTACGGAGAATATAAGGTAGTATATAATTGGTCTCCCAAGTTTGGCAGAAACCTGCCACGATTGCTTAACGTCCCTGCCTTTGAAGGCATCTTGATACATCCGGGGAATACTGCCGATGATTCTGCCGGCTGCATACTTGTCGGAAGGAATACGGAAGTCGGTCGATTGACCGAATCCCGATATACATCCGATAAGCTCAATGTGCTGATAGAGGATGCACAGAGAAGAGGCGAAAGTATTACAATTGAAATTGTTTAACAATTAAATCTACAATTATGGCATTAAAGGATATAACCGGCAATTTTGCAGCATCCGGCTCCAATCAGGAGTATAAGTTTCAGCCTGCTGCGTCTACATTTGGTTTGCAATTGGTATTCGATACACATCCGTCCAAGGTGGTATTGTATCAGAGTTTGGACGGTGAGAGTTGGGTGGCGTTTGCAGTCGATTACGGTGTCGGGTCGGTTTGGCAGAAGAACATCGAAGGTGTCATTGGTGAGCAGCATATCAAGATTCAGTGCAATGTTAAGCCTGTCAAGGCATTAATTTTGGAGTGATTATGAAGGTTAACACAATATCTTTAAATTCGGTGCGGTTGAATACAATCGCACTGAATCACATTGGCGAAATCCGTTCGGGCGGCGGTGCTTCCAAGCCTTCCCCTATCCCTCAATGGATAAGGGAGCATATCGTTTTCTACTATGACGTAAAGAAGCAAGGTGCGACCAACGAAACATTGAAGGAGTCTGCTTACTTGCAGGACTTGTCGGGTAAAGGAAGGAGAATGAAGTTAAACAACTTCCTGTTTGCCGAAATGAGTGGTGTTGGAGGGTACAATGATAACTTTAAAAATTGGACACTTCGTTCTGTAGCAGGCACAGCAGATCTAATATCTAGCGAACAAATTATACTTAGGAAATTCGTTAGTAAAGAGGATGCCGTGATAGAGATAATTCCTGCGAAGCGACGCGCATTCTTAAAATGTAATATAGAGGGAATAACCGAAGAGTTAAAAGGGAAAATTAGGTTAAGATATCATACTGAAGCAGGCTATCGTGACAAAATCTTAGAAAATGGATATTTTGAATTCGACTCAAATATCGAATCTGATAATTCAGGTTTTGTTGGATTTATATCAACAGAACTTATAGACAACTGTAACATCACCATCACTCAGATACCCGAATATCCCGGTGCATTAGTGACAGATGGTGTAGATGATTGCGGATTGGTAGAGAATCTGAGTAGTGGAGTGAAGATGCTGTTTATGACGGTTAATCCGATAGGAGACTTTAACATTTCTAAAATGTTCTACTCGCAAAGGAAGGACCCGCTAGTTATCAATCCATTCTATATCTTTACAGGCGATAGTATTGCTTATTCAGGAAATCGGGATGGTGTAACTTATATTAACGGAGTATTAAACAAGTCTATTAAGCATAATGAATTGTTTGGAGTGAAACATATAATTACGACTGTAAACGCTAACGTTAAGCCTGAGACAAGTAAAGCTCCTTCTTTCTTTTGGGAAGAAGGGAACACTAAGAATTATTGCTCCAAACTCGCCTTCTACAACTCCATAGCCTTCAACTCCATACCAACAGAGGCAGACGGATTCACAGAGCAAGAATTAATTGATTATGTAATAACTAATATAATTGGACAATGAGATATACAATCGTTACGATAGAATGGCTGACCCAACATGGATTGTTGGCACTTCCGACAATGCGAAGCAACGCAGACGGCACCAAAGTAGTGCTGCATGAAGAATTCGTTAACCTCTTCCTAAGGGACTCCTTCCCCACCTACAGAATGGATGACCCCGAATTTGTACAAATCATGGAATCGGAAGAATGGAATCACGAACCGCAACCTTATAGTGCTGATTACATATTGGCTGCATCCGCACAAAACATGGTGGAATCCGCCAAAAAACAGATACAGACATTGAGCCTGACAGACAGCGAATCCTTGAAGGTTAAATCGCTGTATCCCGATTGGGCGGAATTCATAGACGAATCCTTATCCAAGGGAATGAAGGTTAATTACAAGGAACACCTGTATAAGGTCCGGCAAGATATCCCTATGGTTTTGGAAAGCCAATATCCCGGCATGGCTACGGCAGCACTCTACGAAGTGGTTGTAGAGACCGCATCAGGCACCAAGGATGACCCGATACCCTATACACCTCCTATGGAGTTATTCGAGGGCAAGTACTATACTCAGAATGACGTATTGTATATCTGCACAAGGGACAGCGGTCAGGCATTGACCCATGACTTAAGCAGCTTGGTAGGGTTGTATGTTAATGTTGCAAGCTTATGAAAACCATAATTTATTGTGTCATATTGCTGACGCTGGCAATATGTTCATCATGCCGGAGTGTAAAGTATGTGCCTGTTGAAACTGTACGTGTAGACAGTTTGTATCTCACCATCCACGAGAGAGATTCAATCCACATTAAGGATTCTATCTACATTCGTGAGAAGGGTGACACGGTATTCGTTGAGCGATGGCGCACGCAGTACAGGGATAGAGGAAGAACAGATACCTTATATGTTGACCGTGTGCGTGAAGTTCAAGTTCCTTACCCGGTAGAAAAAGAGCTAACATGGTGGCAGGAAGTCAAGATTAATTTTGGTGATTTTTCTTTAGGTATTATCTTTGTATTGCTGTTTATTATTATTTGGATGATAAAGAAGAAAGGAGGTTCAAAATGAAATAGAAACTATACCGAGGATTATCCTCACAACGCTACGAGTAGAAGCGTAGCGATTACTCAAAAATAACAAAAGCAGTTCTTTCGGGGGCTAAGAATTAAAAAAAAAGCCCCCAACATACATCATATTAATATTGCCACATAAAAACATGATAAAGCATAAGATACCTGATGTTGGGGTCTAATATCTTCAACATAAATATCTTATGCTTTGTTCATCAAAATCTCATGTTTTATGTGGCGAGGCAAAGATAAGCATAAAAATTAGAAAAAACTATGTGCAAATCAGAAATCTTTGCCAAGATAATTAATATTGTTTCAAAAGAAACCGAAGTGCCTGTAGACCAAATATTATCCTCTGATAAAAACATGGAAACAGTGGATGCCCGGTATCTTCTTGTGTCTCTCCTGTCTGAAAGCGGCATGTACCCTTCACAAATAGCCGTTCATATCCACAAAACCAAACGTGCTGTCAACTACATGATATCAAATTTCTATGAGAGGATGGAAAGTGGGAAAATGTTGAGAATATATTGGGATAATATAAAGAAATCATTGGGAAACAACTGATTTTACATAAGTTACAACATATGTACTTTTGCATACGGTCAATTTTGACCGGGATACAAAATACAAATACTTATGGAAAGAACTTATGTTTTTAATTCAGACGGAGGCAATGGAGGTTCAGGCGGTAGCAAGCTTGACATTACCGCTATGCTTCCCGGAATGTTTGGGAACAAGGGGATAGACCCTAACCTGCTTGCCTTGATGAATAACGGCAACGGCTTTGGAGGACAGGACGGATGGTGGAGCATTATCTGGCTTGTTGTGATAGCAAGTATCTTTGGATGGAACGGCAACGGTGGCGGTTTGTTCGGTGGACGTGGAGGAAACGGAGCTAACGGACTTCCGGCAGAATTGGCAGGAAACGCAGGACGCGAATTGTTGATGCAAGCTATTCAGGGTAACGGTAATGCTATCTCTCAATTGGCTTCTTCATTCAACTGCTCTACCCAACAGGTTCAGACAGCATTGTGCAATGTTCAGAATAGCATTACACAAGTAGGTAATCAGGTGGGATTGTCAACCAACCAGATTATTAATGCTATGCAGTCAGGCAACCAGTCTATCCTTACTCAACTTGCCGATTGTTGCTGCAAAACGCAAACAGCTATTGAAAGACAAGGCTATGAAGGACGTTTGCAGAATTGCGAATCAATGAATGCCCTTACCAATACAATGAACAACAATGCATTGTCATTGCGTGACGGGGCTACTGCAAATACGAATGCTATCCTTGCCAAACTTGATGCAATTCAAAATCAGGCATTGCAGGACAAGATTGCATCTCTTACTGCGGAAAAGGCTACTTTAACAGCCGAAATATCCCAACGTAATCAGAACGCCACTATCCTGAGTGCAGTAGGACAACAGATTGCTCCTTTAGCAGCCGGATTGCAAAGCCTGCAATCAGACGTCGATGGCATTAAATGCCGCATGCCACAAACCGTACCGGTACAATACCCTAACATCGTTGGCGTAAATCTTGACACATACAGAGCTGCTGCTTTTGGAGCCTATGCCGGTGATGCTGCATACGGACGTAGTGGATGTGGTTGCAACAACTACTGGGGTTAATCCGGTAAGAAAGGAGGTAGATATGTGGCCTAACTTTTTTACAGGATTCCCATCCCTATTCCCATCAATCGGAAGAACAAATTTCAACACTCTTCCTACGGTGGCTGTGACCGTCGGCACGGAGAATGTTACTTTGGAACTTCCTAACCACGCATTCCGTAACAGGGATTATGTTGGAGGGTTCTATATCAGCCTCCGTCAGGCTATACCTGCCGGCACGACTGCAACTCTTCCGATACTGATAGGGACTAATGGGGACACAAGACCGTTGATGGCTTATAACAATGAGCCTGTGACTGTTGAAAACTTAGCCGGAACAGGCATCTATGAAATTCACTATAACAAGTACACCAACGAATTGTATCTTGTTAATGGTGGATACAGACCGACAACGGCTCCGGCTCCTACAGCAGAAACAGCTTCTTTAAGGAGCAAGTAATAATTAACATGGAGTTTTGTGGTGATTTCCAAAATGGGAATAGCCACACTCCTTTAAAATCAAACAATCATGTTTCAAAACTTACGAGTAAACAGTACATTATATCTTCTTCATAGAGGTGCAAATCCAAGTTTGGAATGTGGGCAGGTCGTTAATGTAAGCCCCATAAAAACCATATATAAGACTGTTCCCAACATGCCTTATCCACAGCCGGTACAGGTTATTGATTTTGTCGTGAATATAAACGGACAGAATGTCAATTTGCAAGAGATACCGGCTAATGCCAATATTGCCGATGATATTAAGACAGGGATGCTGATTACAGGGTCAAGAGACGAAATGAATACTGAGGTCCTTACCATGAAGCAGAAAAGTGAGGATGTCCTAAAAAGTGTGGAATATCATCAGAACTTTCTTAGGGTATGTGACCAAATGCTTGCCATGCTGAACCCTGAATTTGCAGCCAAGCAACAGCAGGAGCAGGAAATATCCGCATTGAAAGGGCAAATGTCCAATATGGATAAGAACATGCAGGAAATGAGCAAAAATATGGCTGATCTCATTGCACAGAATCAGAAGTTAATGGAACAGCTCGGAGTGGTTGAAGCATCTAAAAACAAGAAATGATTATGGGAATGTGGGAAATATTAGAAGAAGGGCGTGACGATTACGGACGCGGCTTCGGTATGAGAGGTGACGAAGTGGAGGAAGCCTACAAGGAAGGCTGCCGCAAAGGTTACGAAAAAGCCATGAGAGAGATGCGCGGAGAGATGGGTTTCCGTGATGGTGGGAGAAGTTATTCAGGTGGTGGAAGCTCATCCGGCATGGATGAACGCAGATACCCCGGATACTTTCCTGAATATCCGCGTATGGATGAAATGGGCGAACGCAGACGCAGACGCTCTAACGGTGAATTCTATTAATAACAGGAGGGGTAAAACGCCCCTCTTTTTAAATTAAGGCTATGGAACAAAGATTAGATACATATAGCAAATTCCCATCAGGGATGCAAGAATACCTGGAATCATACGGATTCCATTTCAGCAAAAAACTTTACGAATGGGCTGTTTCAAAAATGAAAGTGAAAGACGAGGCAACAGGCAAGGAAAAGAAACTTGACCCTTGGAGTAAAGATGAGGTGGACGATATGCTCAAAGCAAACGGAATTACCATCGAACACGACAAAGGATATGACGTTGCCTATGTTGCAAATATGTTGAAAGCGGATTTTTTCAAAAAATCATTGGTTGACGAAGCACATTTGTGCAAACACATAAAGTGCTACCTTGATGATATTGATGGGGACCCTTGCAGGGCGTTTGATGAATTCTTTGCCACCTGCATCGGTAAAGGAGTTCCTGTAATTTGGTCTGATGTTATATGATTGTTCAGGAGTTCTACATACCGAAATATGGGGATTGGCACGTCAAGGTGTATTATGCGGTACACACTTATTGGGCTAAGGAAATCATTACCGACCTGTACCGTATAGGATGCAGGGGGGATTCCCTCAAACGTGCGTATCGCAACCTGACGGAAGGCAGGATGAATACCGGACTTACCTATTCGGACTACAGGAGAAGAGAGACGGTAATGGTGCTCTCTTTGACTTCTACCCCCGAACAGTTTCAAAATTCGTGGGACCACGAAAAAGGTCATTTATGCCGGCATATTTCCAAGGCTTTCGGAATTAACCCTTATGGAGAGGAAGCACAATATCTCAGCGGATATGTCGGTCAGAAGATGTTTCCTGTTGCCAAGAAATTCTTGTGTGAACATTGCAGAAAGGGAATGGAAAAATAATAATCGAACAGAAGCGTTCTTTGACTTGTTGGAATTACCGCTAAATTTAAAGTGTTAATAGCCATCTTTGGTATTGTCATATTGATATAATTGCCTATATTTGCGTCATATAGGAGTACTGGTATGTACAACAGCATTATCTTGCACTATAATAAGGAATTTACAGGAATACCGTAATTAGATATCCTTCTGTAAATATTAGTATTATTTTCTTGTACTATGAATAAGGTAATTAATATTCCAAATGCGGATAGAGATGAACGGATAGGTAGTGTTTTTAACCATTTATTTTCTGTCATTTTTGCGAATGAACAAATAAGGAATAATGATGTTCCTGTTTGGGATTTTTCAAAAACCTCATTTTTCCATCCATTTTTTTTGTTCCCATTTGCCATATATAAAAGCAAATGTAAGAACGTACAGTGTAAAAATGTGGTTGGGTATATGAAAAACTATTTAGAATGTGTTAAGTTCTTTGATATGCTGACGATAAAAGATGACATGGATCTAAATAGTGCGTTGAAAGAATATTTAGGGAAAAGTTATATCCCTATATGTCGCTTTAGTCGATTGAATAAGAATATAGATTCAATGCAGACCATTATTCAAGGAGTTATTGAAAAACAGAAAAATTTAGATTTAAAACTTAAAACTCCACTTTCGTATTTGATTAGTGAGTTAATTTGCAATATAAATCAACATTCTGATAGTGATTATGGTTATATATATACGCAATATCTGAAACGTGAGAATTGTTTGGATATATGCATTGCTGATGATGGAATAACAATTTATGGAAGTTATGTCAAGTCACAAAAGATGCTTGATAAGATAGGTGACAATGAAGCTGAAGCATTGAAATATGCAAATGAAGGATATTCGACTAAAGATCTTCCCGATGCTGAAAGTAGAGGATTTGGTATATCATCTACTAAAAGTATGATTGTGGAAGGTCTTGGAGGAGCATTCTTTATGTTATCAGGAGGAGCATTTCATAGGCATGATGCATCTGGTGGAAGTGATTATGTAAAATTGCCTGATACTATTAATTGGAATGGCACGATTATACTTATGAGAATACCATTGACAGTTAGTGAAGAATTTGATTATACGAAGTATATAAAATAGGAGGTATTATGAAAGAAATAATTAAGCTTCATGATCTATTAGGATCTGAAATACGCTCACGTTCTAATGCTGAAATTTTACGAGAAAAAATAGCAGAGCATAGTGGTTCTATAATTGATTTAAGCGATGTTTCTTTTATTTCAAGATCATTCGCTGATGAACTATGTATCTTAGTAGAAAAACATATTATTCAATTACACAATGCCAGTGGTGTTGTGCAAAATATGCTATCTGTTGTTTCTGAAAGTAGGAAGAAAAAAAGAGTTAGAAAGACTGATGATACTAAAATAAAAGAATTTGATGATATGGAAAGTTTGACATCTTTTCTGGCTACAATTTGATAAGAATGTATTTCTAGGCATATCTATTGAAAAATATTCACCGAGAACTTAAAAGGCAAATATCAATAAAGTCTTATTGATTCAAAATAAATCAGAGCGGTAATTCCCAACGGTTTTACCGCTTTTTTTTATGCTAACATAATATGAAAGAAGATAAGTTGAACATATTGCTTGAGCAATCGGATGATATTCCTCATTGGGTATTCTGCCAACTGCTAGCCATGATACAATGGAACGTTTAGAGAGGTGGATTTGTAAAATGATTCCCTTTGTCGTTTTGATGAAGGTGGCTTTGTTGTGCGGCTAATTGAAATTTATGGGATATTTGGGATGAACTACCTATCATTTGATTGTCCATAGCTTGTTAGTGTGAAGAAAAGAGGACCACCCGATTAAGAATGATCCCTCCCCCCAAAAAATGATTACTTTATAAGGACTCACATTTGAAAACCCCTAAATCTTCAGTTTAGCGGTAGTTCACAAAGTGAATGCTGCTACTGCCCGCACCCTGTAACTGTAGCACTTGTCGCCGTTGCTCGTCTGCCCACTGAAGAAGTGTACGTACCAACTGAGGCTGAGACTGTATTCTGTACTGGACCAATACCATGTGGAGGATAACGGTTCTTTGCCTATGTACCTCAGCACATCGTTTATATTATCTTGATAATGAGCCATTAAATTAAGCTGTCCTAATGATGGGATATATTCGTCATCTTTCAGCAGATTAGACAGTTTAGGATTTCGCTCAATCAGTTGAGCAGTGTTACGCTGTCCATTCATATCAAATAGTGCATCACATTCACGCCCATAATAGATTTGATTTCCAAATTCCTCTCGGCTGTCATTGTCAAGCAACTGAACATCCTTATGCTCCGTCAACGAGATGGCAAACGATACGTCTTTGTGCTTTAATCCGATATATCGTACACAATCTTTGAAGTTATCGCCGGTAAACGGTTCTGCATGTCCGTCTTCGTAGATTAGATACAAGCCGTTGGTCCAGTCTGCCATGTCTTCTTTAGTCGGCATCATAACCGATTGGCGTAAATTTTCAATGTTAACCTTCATCGTCTTATTGTTTTTAAATTGTTGCTCAATACTTTTTCCCATTTTTGTTTTCTCTCAATTCATTGTATCTCATCTTCTGATTGATGTGCCATGTGAGGTCTATGTCCAAATGGTTGGCAAGCCCGAAAATAGCCAATAGCATGCCATTTAATTGCTTTTCTAATGGATAGTCATATTCATACGCATATCTGATGGGAATTGTGGATATAGCATATATACTTTCTGTAAAGGTCTCATCCTCGCAACTTTCCTCTGCCTCATATAACATTTCTTCCGTAAAATCCTCGATGTCTATCTTACGCAATCCGCACAAATCAAGCAGGCGTATAGCTGCATCGGCAAGTTCATCGGGAAGTGTATCTTTTACATTCTTTTCAAAGGAACACTTAAATCGCTTTTCTTCTTCCACTAATGCAGGATAGCAATTATAGTCCATTTCAAAACGTGATTTACATTTCTTTCCTAATCTTCCCTTTCTATCTGCCTCCACAGCTTCCATAAGCTCGGATATAACTAAACAAAGGTGGTGTTTATTACTCAATTCCTCATCGTGAAAACCGTGTTCACAAGCGGTTTTATAAGCGCGATCGCGCAATTCGTTTAAATTAATATTGTTCATTTCCTTATTCCTAATTTGATTTCTTCATCCTTGATTATTCTCCAATCTTATCGACTTCCTCATACCGTTCCTTATTTATCCACATCTTTGCAGTTCCAAGAGCTGGGTGATGTAAACAATGTCGTTACGATATGGCACATGACGGACGCATTTTTCTATCTCATCAAACCTATTCTCCATGCATCTGTGACACTTGCTTACCAAAATTAAGGTAAAAATGCCAAAGTACAAAAATTTAATGGGGCAAGTACGGATTTAAATATTAATTCTGCTGTTTCCATACTTATTTAATCATAATCAATAGCTTTGCAGTCCAATAGAATATCACGCAATATAACACATATCCGAGTAATCTTTCGCAAGTTTGCGAAGGTTCTAATCCTATAATAAAGTCCCACATATTATACTCATATACACAAATTAGATATGATATGATGACAGATGCCAATACATATGTGAATTTTCTCATAATCATATAAGTTTTAATGCTTCCTGTAATCCTGCCTCAAGTGCTTCTTCGTAGCTTTTATAATGCACCAAAGGTCTGTTTGGCAATTCTATTATATCATGTTCCGGAATTGTCAGTATTCCATATACCCAATAGTCTCCACGCATATAGAATATTTCAATATGCAGGTTCTTGGTTTCACGCAGCCACTTTTGGGCGATAGATTTAGTGGGTGTAGTATATCCACAACCTATTTCGTTAAAGAAAGAATTTGTAGAATGCAATCCCATTATATGTAAATCTTCGTCTGCAAGCAAATTCGCAAAACTCATTAAATCCTTTCTCTTTCAGCAGCTTCGCGGTCTCTAATGTTACAAGTTCTTCGGTCATAACTATTTCTTGTTTAATTCATCCAACACTTTCTTTACTAATTCATAGCGTGGTAATTGCCAATCCTTCGCAATATCATCTATTTTATCATCATAATGATTGTCGTAAACATACTGATTCAAGTTGTCAACAAACCCATCACTATCAAGTCCTTCGTCACAATCATCAAACATATCAAGTTCATAGGCTAACTTGGAGCATTCACTGTGACTTACCCAGTCATAAACACGACCGTCATAAACATTGGTCTGTCTGTTATATTTTTCTCCAACGGAAATTACTTCACCGCAAAAATCGCACCTATGTTCTTTGCGAGCGACAGGAGTTTCATTTCTTAATACTTTCATAGTTATTCCTCCTTCTCTATTTTTACTTTCCCGCGGTTAACAAAGCCATCACAGTTCATCAAGGTACAAAGACAGATGGCATATTCTTCCTTTTCTGACTTACTGCAAATGCGCAACAGTGAGCATTGGTTGCATGGGACATTTTCACTCGTCATCTCATGCAACACTCCATTTATTATTATTCCGTTCTTTATTTCCATATCTCAATCTCCTTTCTCTTTAATTCGTTCAAGTACATCCCTGTTGGATTCTAGTATCTCATCGAAAGACGGTATTGACATCCAATAGATTACATCATCTCTATGATAACTCTCACTTGCAGCGCAGTCATACCAAAAGTGATATTCCATATCTTCGTTGTAATCTTCATCATAATGCGCTATTCTTATTGTTCCATCTTCAAGCGCCACTAATTTTTCGTTTGTATCTTCCGGCAACCGTTCCTTAACGCTTATCCACGGGGATTGCTTGGATTGCCATTCGGCACCTTGTATGAAATTTATCTCTCCAAACCTTGCCAAATCTTTACCAAACAAAGTCCTGTCAACTGTCCTGTGATTAAACAAGATATTTCCCCTTGCTGCTTCTTCTACTGTCTGTTTCATAATTCAATCAATTAGGGGTGATGTGGTTGAATGTTCAATTCGTTTTCTATAAATCTCTGTAACTTATGGGCACATTCCGAGCATAAGTCGGCTTCTTGGATGAATATATCTTCCCTTCCACCAACAGAGCCGCCACCCCATTCGTCTATCTTGAAATCCAATCTTGCGCTGCGGAAATACGATGGCTGTATCTCTCTTCCGCATGCATCACATATTATCGTTACTTTTTTCATATTTTATTACTAAAAAGATTACGTTTCCCCCCTTATAAATCCAATAGCTCACTAATGTTATCTATGACTTCCCCGTCTGTCAACGTATCATCCAGGATGATAGATTTAATCTGGTCTGAAAGCCATGATGTGCCATTTTCAAAACCAAGAGCAATCATGTCTTTAATATCGGAAACGCCATTCGGAACTCCGTTTGTCCCGAATAAATCAATTACTGATTCTGCATATTCTTTTGCTGCTTCTTCTAATTTCTGTTTCATATCTGCTATGTTTTGAGGGTCATTTAATTTTTAAGAAGTTGCTCATTCGCTCAATGCATCTTTGTTTTTGATTGAGATTGGGATGCACATATAAATTGAGTGTGGTAGCGATATTCGAATGTCCAAGAATTACACTCACTGTCTTATAATCGCATTGACTTTCAATGCATCTGGTAGCAAATGTATGCCGGAGTCCATGAAACACAATGTGCGGAATATTCAGACGCTTCAAGAGCCGGGCAAAGAAATCACGGTAAGAACGGGGATCTTCCGGACGTCCTGATGTTCCTACTACAAATCGGGACGGAGATATTTTCTTTACTTCCTTCAAGGCAAAGAGAAGCTGTCTTGAGATAGGTATCTCCCGGTATGAATTTCGTGTTTTGGGAGAAGTGAAAGTCCTTTCCGTAGTTCTTGATTCGCAGTTGTATATCCTTCCTGCTGTATAACTAATGGTGATTACCTTCTGTCTGAAATCCACATCTTCCCATCGCAGGGCACACACCTCTCCAATCCTCATGCCGGTACACAGAGACAGCAGAATGCCTATATTCTTAGGAGTTGGGGATTCGGTGAGATGGCTCATCAGTATCTGTTGATGGTTTAAGGACAAAGTAGGCAAACGGTGAGATTCGGTATCTGTAGGATAGTTTATCTCCCACTCCTCATAAGGGAATAACTTATGTTTCCCACCATACTTGACTATAGATTTCAGCACCGCCACAATATCCCTTACGGTTTTTTTAGCAAGACCAGAGGAAAGCTTGTCGAGAACAAATTTCTGAACGTCGCTTTCCGATATAGCTGTCGCCGTTCCATAATATGGGAGTAAATGGGTTTGAAGGGTAAGCATATACGCGCACATCGTGGCATGCTTTATAATGGGCTGCTTCGCAGCACTCCAAATCCTGGCGACTTCTTGAAATGTTTTAGTATTCATTTCTGTTCTGATTTACATTAATTCAATTATAACCTTCTTAAAATTAACATATAAAGGCATTTCTGACATGCCCCCATTGTAATCCAACTGTCTTAAAGAGGGGACAACCTCTCCGTTATCATCAATCTCATAGTCTGCAATATAGGCTAACTTCTTCGCTTCGGGGACCAATATCCTTTCATTGCTCAAAGGAGAAAACCTTTCATGGGACGGGACCGTTATACAGACCTTGCTTCCAATAGGGAGTCCTTGGTTGGATTCAATGTATTCCTTTTCCAACTTCTCCTTTTCGCCGTTCAATTCTTTTAGCGTTAAATCGATGGCATCTCTTTTGCTCAGAAATTCTTCCTTATTCATGTTTTTGTCATTCTAATTGATTCTAACATACTTACCTGCTATATCACAGTTTCTTAATATTTCCGCGTTGTTTTCGCCAAAAGCAATAAGGATACTACCACAACCGGGTGAATCTCCACGAGTCCCGTCCGGGCGAAAGAAACGAATCCTATTGCGCAAAAACTTCATCGCCGTTGCTTTTTCAAAAATTATGTCTTGAAACATTTTTGAGTCGCAACGATTGAAAAGTAAAGCGATACCGTTTCCATGCTCTGCCATCCTGCTGATGAATTTTTCAATTAGAGGCCGGGGATAAGGCGGGTTTAGCCATACACGGCCTTTCCATTCCTGTTTTAACCCATCGACGTTTTTATCATACATCACCTTACCTGTTTGCCATAGTGGGTTGACCGGGGCACACGGATCCAAATCAAATTCACCCAACGCATCTATAATCTCCTTCGGCGTATACCATTCATCGGTAGCGCATGCTGACCGTTCAAATTGTGTATTCATTTCTAATTCGATTTTAATTAATTACTCCCGCTAAACCTCCTTAAGCTGTCCATTGACTAGCATATACCATGTGTCAGCCTTAACCTTTTCCCCGTCAACTTCAAACGCCTTGACCTCCTTAATCGGGTAGGTATCACCGTCCCATTCTCTACGTTCTGCGAGGACTATCCAGCAACCTATAGCTCCCTTAGCCTTACACCCGTATCCGGCAGCAAGAGCAATGCTATCCTTGCCGGTAGCTGATGCTGCACCTTGGTCGCCTGTGGCTGATGCTGCACCTTGGTCGCCTGTGGCTGACGCTGCACCTCGGTTGCCTGTGGCTGATGCTGCACCTTGGTAGCCTGTGGCTGATGCTGCACCTTGGTAGCCTGTGGCTGACGCTGCACCTCGGTTGCCTGTGGCTGATGCTGCACCTTGGTTGCCTGTGGCTGATGCTGCACCTCGGTAGCCTGTGGCTGATGCTGCACCTTGGTCGCCTGTGGCTGATGCTGCACCTTGGTCGCCTGTGGCTGACTTACCCTTCTCCCACTTGCATTTTTCAAACGTAAACTTAACGGCTGCGTCTACAATACTCTTAATACTTAGTTCCGCTCCTATGTGGATTTTTGAGCAAGCAATTTTCGTATCATCCGTATCTACGTCCATATCGCCAGTCCCCTCAACCTCGTGAAACTTATTCATGCCAACTATGGCAGGTGGATAGTAACTGAACACGTCCAACGGATGGAGGCAGAAGTGAAATCCGTTACCGCAAGCCATTATATCGCCTGTTTCTTCATAGTCCTTACCTTCTTCGTATTGGAAATCCCTACATGTCAAATCGGGGTTAAAACCTTTGTAGCCTTTGATTTTGACAAATTCCTTTGGTAAGGTAACGTTATCCGGCAGGTTTGCTCTAAGTACCATGTACGCCATGTAGCCGGCATCAAATCCGGCTATCCCGGTGCCAATGGCAGTTAGGAGAAATTCCTTTTCCGGATGCTCGTTAGCGTAATTCCCGAAGTTCCCTAAAAATACGACCAGCTCTTCTTCGGTAACTTTCTGCATATCCTTGTCCAGCGTAGGAATGGCATAGGACTGACCTTGTATTCCTTCTGCCTGCCCCATAATTGCACCAAACTTCTCAACTGCCAATCTAGCTGCACCTCCGGCGTGATTGCCGTTCATATTGCTTCCAAAAACGAATATTTGATTTTCTTTCAGTTCCTGAATATTCTCAGGTGTTAATTCTCTTTTCATAATTCTTCCTTGTTTCTGTATTACTTTTAATTAATGGTTCCTACAAACTTCTCTAGGTTCCCACTCTGACGGTACTTTAGCCCACTCTCTGAATGCTTTATCAAATCCATCAAGGTCAGAGAACATATCCATCTTGGCGGTATCAGTAGTAATGAGGGTGGAGAACTCCTTGAAATACTTATCGGCAACTTTTACGAAGTCATTGTGCAACTTTTTTAAATCTCCAAGCAGAAGGGAGTTCTCTGCCATTAAATCGCTCGCTTCCTCTACTAAGTTATTGGCTTCGCAATTCAACAGGTGAGCGGCTGAAAGCAGCATATTCAATCTATCTATGCTACCATTGGCTATGGCGGCATCTATTATTTTTTTCTTTGGTTTCATAATTGTATATTTTCACTTTACATTTCCTTTCATGCGGTTAATACTTCCGTTCTCCTTTTTATTAATTTTGTCAATCCACCTTTGGAATTTGGCAGCTACAAGAGGGCAGTGTATGCGCAGGTTTCTATCGCGTTCCGCTTCCCATTCACGTATCTTTCTCTGCATCTCGGTATTCATAAATTTCTCCTTTTTCGTTATAATTCTTTCTTTAGAAAACTGTTGCAAATTTGTCCATATCTGTCACAGGCACACACTCTATGCCTTTTAGCCTTACAATACGCAGAATTATCCCCGAAGTCCGAGGCATTCTTGCAATTCCGGCATTTGACATATACAATTTCCGGTTTGACTTTCTTTGGCATACTTCAATGTGATGTTATCGTCTTCTGCTACCTCCTCCAACTTTAACAAAGTTGAACATCTCTTTCGCCCTGTCCATAATATAATCTCCATATCTCTCTCGAAATTCATCAGGATGTGCCATATCCATGTTTGTACTTCCAAGAGTAAGGATGTTATGACGTTGCTCATAACGTAATTGCAATACAGTCTGGACCACATTGCACGATGTCCCGAAATGTTTGGATAATTCTTCACGACCTATCTCATCAATAGCTAGATTGCCTGCCATGTTACGATCCGTCCAATAGTCAAGAGCATTAATTCCGTCAATAGAATATCGTAATGCTATTTCTGCGGCAGATCGTATTTCAATACATATATTGGAGGCTCTGAATCCATAAGCAATTTGATTAATAGTAGCCAAATATCTTTGTATTCCTTTCAGAAGTGTTGTCTTACCGGTCCCTATCTCACCCCACAGAAGTAAGCCTTTATGTGGGTCAAGTACCCCTGGAGGGAACCTTCCAAGATTAGACCAAATCCATGTATAAATCGCGCCTATAAGATTTCTGTTTCGTTCATCAATTACAAAATTAGGAGATACTTGTTGCAGTGACATAACAAATCCTCCCTTCCAAAATTTTTCAATTTCTTCTTTTGACATCATTCCTTTCTTGCCGCCATACAAGAAATTGAATTGGTCATCCTTTCCTTCAGAACTCAAAGGATTCAGGTGGTGTGATTGAGCTTCCTCCATCTGTTTTGGCGATGGTATAGGAATTAATTCGCCTATCTTTTCGGGTGATTTCATCTTTTTTCTTTTTTTCAAGTTCAATTTTCAGCCATCGAGCAAAATGCGATTTTGCATCTTGGGGTGATTTAACCGTTTCTCCCTCGTTTTGGAGTTTCATAAAGAACTTCTCCAAATAATCATAAAAATCAGGAGGCGCGAAATCCTTATACCCACATAAACGAGTATTCATACAGACAGCTTCCATCCATGAACTATTCGATTTCAATTCTTCATAGCACTCATCCAACCCTTTTTCAAAAATCCCAGTCGGAATTTCCTCATACGCGCGCGGGAGAGAGAGATAATTATCTTTGTCTTTATCTTTGTCTAATGCGCGTACATTATACTGTAAGAGTTTAGGTTCAACTTTAGGTTCATGGTTAGGTTTCACTTTAGGTTCAACTTTAGGTGTCAAATTTTGATAGCTAATCTGATACCTTGTTTTATCACGTTGCCCTTTTCCGCCTGATTTGAATGTGATAAGACCCGCCTGAACTAATCTGTTACGTGCTGATTTCATTGAGTTGACCGACACTCCCACGTCAGATGATACCTTTGTATCACTACGCGTCCAGCTATCCACCCAGCCTAAACGATTCGCTGTTTTTAGCAAGTAAAAATAAAGCCTCGTTTCACAGCAGGTAAATTCCCAGTCTTCGTCAAGAGACCAAAACTTATTTATCAGTTCTATATAAGTCATATATCTTTCAAATAATTATCCACCACTTTAATAAACTCGTCTAATGACCGGACAACGATGTATTTGTTACCATTTGCCTCACATTCCTTTTGCCATTCTTTTTGGACCGGTCTTTGGTATTCTCCCGGCTTTTTCATTTCCACACACAAAGCTCCATAGAAACGATTGCTCTTAAGAAGTATCAGGTCTGCAACTCCGGGAAGCATACCTTCATCTTTCATATAAGCTCCGTTCCTTGCAGAACGTCTTGCCGCATTAGGAACAGCAAACAGCATATTTCTGAGATGGGGATATTTTAAACGGAAATACCTAACACAAGAACATTGTATTTTATGTTCCTCATTTTTGGGCTTGCTACGGCTGCTTGCCACACAAGCCTTGGATTTCATCTCTTCGTAAGTCATAATTATTATTTGTTTATGTAGTACGGCATTGTCTATTTGCCAATTGTACCATCAAGAACCTTGTCTCTTGAACGACGGCTTGTTTGTCCCATTCATATTCATTGTCTCCATAATGGAATGTGTCAAACCCAAATATCCACCAGTCATCACCTATTTCTGTATTATCGGTAATGAATTCCACATCATCCAATATGGGATTTCTTTTTCCGACATACTTGGGATTAATTTTCCTTTTGCTTCCGATAGATTCTTCACCGCTTATTGCCGGTTCTGAAAATGTGATACCTCCATGTACACTTATATCATCAATATCAGAATAAGACATTCCATAATATTTGTTCGCAGGGGGGACAGCCACATATCCGTTATGCGTTCCATGCTCTACCATAGTGGACTTAAACCATTCGTTTGATTTTATAAATGCTACTGCTTTATTTTCCATAGTTTTCTATTATTGGTTTACACAGTTCAACAACTTGTTTACAATCCTCCACATCAAACATTCCGATATGGCAAAGCTCACGTGGTATGCCCAGTTGATTGGATAGCCACAGGTAGGCTTTGTTTCTGTTTGAAGTGTTGGGGATATGTTTCTTCCAAATTTTATTGATAAGATTGGTCTTAGCTATTTGGTCAAAGTAGAAATGCGCTTCTTTCTTTGCTTCCCTTAGTTCCGCATTTGCCAAACGCCCCAATGCTTGGTCTGTACCTTTATGTACGCCTACATAAGCCTTGCAATCACGACAGAGATAAATCATTCCGTAAGAACGTCTGTAGATTATAGAACTATCCACGTATTCGGTAGGCTTCCCGCAATAAGGGCAAATCTTACCGGTTAATATTTCATTCATAATTTTCTCAATTAAAAGCCCCGAAGCGTATTCTCCGGGGCACAACCATTATTTACTAACCCTTGCCATTTATGTGTGGCTCACATTTATGAGGGGCGTAGGGGAATCGAACCCACCAAACCATAATTGGGCAGTGCCAGCAATCATGATTAACTTGCCGATTGAAGCTTCATAAATCAACAAGCCCTTACAACGTATATTGTGCACTTCTCATAATAAGGAACACAGCCAGTGCTTACGCCCCATATTCGCCCGCCCCATCTTCACAGACCGAGCAGGCATGTAAACAAAGTTATTTCTGTACTCTGATCAAATAACAGATTTTATCCTACCTAAATTAGGAACCATATACCTGTTTTCTAACCCTTTTATTAGTTCCCATTCTTCAATCATTTTTCAAGTTTTATAATTTCTGGGAAAGTTCTATATATGCTACTTTTCCCATCCCATTTGTCAATGAACTGTTTGTAAAGAATTTCTCTGGTAAGACCTTTTGACTGGATAAGAGCCTGTTCGGTTTTCAATTGTTCCAGCTCGTTGCGTTTCTTCTGCTCCTCAATCTGTTGGTCCAGTACGGATATATTGGTGTTCACTTCATTCCGGCTGTCAATCTTCTCACGGACCTTTTCGGAGAACTCCAGTTGTGCGGAGAATGTGAGCAGTTGCAGACCTCTTTTTTCAAACTCCATGTCAACTATCTGTTCCAACCGTTTCTCAAACACCAACGACCCTCCGTCAGCCATCAGGCTATCGGTCTTATGCTTCCGACTTTCCTCCTTTATCAAATCATATATACGTGGTTCCAAAATGTTATCTTCCAACGAAGACATAAAGTCACTTCCACGACCAATATGCTTGTTGTCAAAGACAACATCAATGGCACGGTCCTTGATAACTTTATAGCTGTATGTAGGACACGCTTTGAACTCCGTGTTGTCAGCAGCTTTCAGTGTGACAGCTTCAGCGAATTCTCCACGTTGATCGAATAGTGGAACCTGGAAAAGTTCTGTGCCCAATTCCCATGTAGACACTTTGCCGGAAACAATCTTAAAATCTTCCTTTCCCTGCTTGCCATAATTCTCCATAAGGACACCTGCATAATTAGGGGCTACTCTCTCACAAGAGGTAAACATTACCAAGGTCATACAGACCATCGTTAACTTAATCAGTCTTTTCATCTTTCAATGTTTTAATCAGTTTGTAAATAAAGAAAATTATTGTGGCTGATATTATTGTTATGCCCAGCCATGCATGTAAGTGATTGAATACCCTATTTCCGACAACAATTCCTATTATAAGAAACAGGATTAAATAAATATACTTTTTCATACTACTCTTAGTCAAAATTAAAATTATCCTCACCGTTAGGTTCTTCGTCCGGCATATCATTACCGAAATCCATCGGAATGAACCAATCTGAAATAAACTCTTCCATAACTAAATCAAATCAATTATTTTGGTTTTAACAATCGCATCCAATCTCATATCAGACAAACCTTGTGAAAGGTGTTGTTCCATCAAAGTGTTTGCCTCCTTTAAATCCTTTGCGCAAACCAAATTATAGTATTTCAATTCTTTCTCATTGCCGTTCTCATCAATCTGAGTATCTACAATGGTAGCCTTGAAGAATGGTTTGTCTTCTGTCTTTTCGTTGATTATCTCAATGATGTTTGAACGTGAAATAGAGAATACATCAGATCCCATATTATCAGACGCGTACTGTTCAAGCCCTTTGGCTTCCGCTTCTGCAAAAAGTGAACAGTCTGTAATGAAATGTTCTTTTACTTCTTTTTCAAGGCCTTCCTTGTTAGGTTTCATCACCTTTAACTTTACTTCGTAATACATATTATTCCTCCTTTATCTTACTACGTTCCTTAATCATCGCATCGGCTATCTGGTAAGCGGCTTTAGCCTGTTTTTCAGAGTTGTAGTTTATCATACTAACCTCTTTGAATGGGAAAAACAATGTTACAACTCTATTCCATAAAGTTCTTCTGCGTTTTGCTGTCATCATTATGCACTTCATTGCTTCAAGCGCAATATGATCTCGTGATATGTTGCTTTCCATAATCAGTCCTCTTCTTGTATTAGTCGTTTAATCAATTCTTTTTTCCATCCTTGAATAAATCCATTTTCATCAATATTCATAATGATGTAGTCGCCATATCCTTCATCTGCCGGACACATAATCTTAGGTACATAGCCGTCATAAGAAGCAATGGCGATGTGGTCTTCATCAGTAATATCACATATAAAATCATCGCATACTTTATAGTGAACATTGGCAATTGTTCCTTGCGTCCAGTTGACTATTTGTCCTGTCTCAATTGCTATAATAGGTCGCCAACGATAATGATCTGAATATATATTGTAATCAGCCTCTTCTTTTATTTGTACAGCACAAGGTATAAGAGGTTTACCTATGCCTTTACTCTCGCACAAATCAATGTCTCTCACTCCGTTTACTTCTGCATCTTCCCAATAGCGGACACCTGCATCTACTTTCAGATAGACCGCCTCAAACTCGGTCGGTTTGTTGATTGTAATTTTCATATTATTTTAATTGATTAATAACTTGTCTTTTGATTTTCTTGCAGAGCTTCCCGACAAAACGTCCATGCTTCTCTGTTCCGTCATCGGGCAACTCGTTTTTGTAAGTGTTGAGCAACTTCTGGATGAGAAGCACTTCTTGTTTTGTCAAAGTAAGTTTCATTTTTTAAAGATATTTACTCATTCTATCAACCTCTATTTGGGCTAATTGTAACAGGGATTCTTCATTAGGGGCAGGAAGATATACAGGGAATACATCATTCATAACCGACCAGTTTCTCCATTTTTCAACAGATAAGGACATTTCTTTTGTATCGAGTTCGTATGTGTGCCTGACATATATTGCCTTTATACCAGCTATTTCTTTCTCTACAAAATAAATGTCCTTGTTTACTTCCTTGTATATGAACTCTGCTTCGTCCTTTGTATATCCAGTTTGTGTAGCCCAATATTCAATAAGAAGCCATAAGTATTTGTTCTGATTTAAAGACCTTTGCGGTTTCTTTTCCGTCAATTCAAACACCTTCTGTTCCTTTATCAACTTCTCCAGCTTCGCTCTTGCCTGCTGGACGTGGAGAGGATTAGAGCCATCGTATTTCATAGGCTAATTATTGACTTTCTTATTGATTGGCTTGATTGTTATAAGATTAAGCTCCTCGTTAATGTTATTAATTTCAAGCCAATGTCTGAAAAGATTTTTTGCTTTCTCTATTGTATCAATTATAACTCCGTCAAGTGTGTAGCAAAATTTATCAGAATAGTTCACTGATATGTACTTATGAATACATTTGTGCGCCTTTCTGCTTAAAAGAAACACTGAATTAGGAAGGTTGTAATTCCAATGATGAGCTTCTTTCCCTTTTGTATCATAGCCCCTTAAACGAAGTTTCATTGATATGCTCTTTTCTTCTATACATATTTTCGTTGGGCTTTTAAATCTACCTTTATAACCAAGTCTTTTGAACTTTTCCCGTCCTCTTGCACGTTCTCTCTCCAACCAAGATTCATCCTTTGATTTTTCAGAGTATCTTTCAGATGCGTCTTTTTTAGTACATTCTTTGCACTTGTTTAAATGACCATCACCCATTTGTGGATGAGAGTAAAACTCTGATAAAGGCTTCAATATTCCACACTTGAAACAAATTTTCTCTTTCATAGGCTAAAATGGTAATTGGTCATCATCATCCGACACGCTAGGAGCATTATTTATATCCTCTGGGCTAGGTGATGTACTCTGAGGTACAAACTCCTTGAGGTCACCGCAGATATAGTTCCTTCCTTCTACTCGTTCCTCCTTTTTAGGAGAACAAGTGATGAAATGCGTATGCCCGAACTGAGATTTCTCTTTGCGCTCGATAACAGCCACATTCACATAGATTCTTTCAACTCCATCTTTACACTTAATTTTCTTCATCTGCTCACGAGGTATATCAGAGAGACAGATACTTCCTGTTAAAATCATAATTTTATAGTTTATATGTTATACAAATCCTCTTTTGTTTTTAGCAAGTGATATAAGTTTTTTTCATCTATATATTTGCAAAAGTCTTTTATTATTTGAGCATTCTTCTCTTCCATCTTACTGTCTCTCAAACATTCTATCGGATTATATATTACGAAATCCGTATTTATTGTGTTCGTAACCATATAACGCTTATATCCTTTAAAATGAAATAGATCAAAATAGAAAGTGTCACAACCAAACAATTCAAGATAAAAACTCCATTGACACGATTCTGTATAATCTCTTGTGTGTGGTTGCGAATATTTGGTTTTAATGTCTCGTATCACGTTTCGATATTTGACATCAGCATATCCGTGCACATGAACAGGGAACAATCCACAATGAAAATCTTTACCTTTATGTACTTCATGTTCCGCATCCGGATATTGTTTACGGTAATAAAGGGCATTTTCCACAGCTTTCCCATTCATAAGCACTCTAAATCCATCTTGTTCCTGCTCAAATGTGTTTTCTCCAACATAAATCGCCTTCCCTGTTTCTACAATACTATGGAATACAGATCCTATTGCTGCATAAGCGTTTGGTCCTTTCTTGCCTGAAAGTGTATTTAACACTCTTTCTTCTGTGTCCCATATTGAATGCTTATCCCTGAATCGTCTGAACGCTTCTAATGAAGTAACACTGATACGATACATAATTATCTCTTTTTGAATGTGATTGAATAGGATGTTGTAGAGCTTTTTGAAGGAGCGTACAAAGTTATAATCTCGCCTGTTTCTTCATCTATATCTGTTTTTTGTTCCTTTATAGTACGAAGAAAAGATTCACGTTCCTTGAGTCTCATGTCAATGTCGTTTTTTTCCTCATTTAACCTTTCCCATACCGGGTCACCACATCCTGTAAAGTCATATTTCACTCCTGTTTCTTTCACCTGTATCAACGCCCCACGGAATGAAGGGATTTCACCTTTTCCATACTTCCCTACTTCATTCAATACAGCTTCCCTTACATCCGAATCTTTCAAAAAAGTGCTTATTGTTTCACTAAGGCTTTTCATCTGTATGACAGCATCTATCGGATTTACATCACCATCAATTACTTTTTGTACAAACATACAGGCAAGTTCCGTCTGTTCCTGCTTCGTAGATGGAATATTGTTTATCTTCAAATCATTACTCATAGCAAATTATTATTAACTTTATATTGATAAAAATTGTCAGAAATGACAGTAATATCGTTCTGCGTAACTTTATAGTACTTTTCTATAAGATTGGATAACGAAAGACGTTTATTCTCAGATTTTGCTTTTTCAAGTTTCTGATAAATCCATTTCATTAAGTCCTCATCGTTAAACTTCTCTTTCGGCAGGAGTTTTCTGTTATCTTTTTCCAATTGATTATTTGACTGACATTCATTATTCAGAGAATCAGAATCTTTTGTGTCATCTATACAAAACAATCCGTTTAATGCGTACTTCCGTGCATAAGACGATGTGCTTCCTGTGATCTGGCTTGCATCCATTCCCTTCTTTGACTCGTCCTCACGTGCGTATGCCGTTGCCGTTTCCGTTTCACCATTAGCATTCTTAATGGTTGCGGTTGCCCTTACATAATATCGTGTACCAATCATTACAATTTCGTCAGAAATAGTAAGTGTGCACGACTGACTAAACAACAATGGTTTTACTGCTTCCAAAATATCCTCGCAATTACGATATTTATAATTCCCAAATTTATTATATTGATCTTTGGGAGCCTTAAGCAAACTTTGAATTGTATTAAGTTCCTTCATAATTATATTATTATATTACCAACACAAAAAAGGCAGGTCCGCAGTCCTTACAAAGTTCCGCTTCCTGCCATGATATATCTCCACTTCTTCAAGCTCATTTTCAAGAGAATCAATTTCTTCATTGATAAGTGCAATATATTCAGCCTTACTGTCAGCATTGAATGTGAGCATTACCGCTTCTTCACTCATTTGCTGAACCGTGTCAAGCTCTGAATAAAGCTTATCAAGTTCTGAATTAATAGATGATTTACACCTCATACTTTCTCCAAAAATTGCAAAGGGAGTGAATAAACAGCTTTTAACTTAGAAAATTTGACATCTGCACGCCCATCTTTAATCTTAATAATCGTGCCTATCAGCGTATCGCCAATTTCACGGACTTTATCACCTTTTTTCATAATAACTACGTTTAAATATTTGTCCGAAAGACAGGAATCGAACCTGCTTCTTGTGGGGTAATGAGACCTACATAAAGAATATGATTATTATTAAATTACCACATACATTCCATAATGCTACTTTCGGATGATGTTCATACCTATATTCACATACCGGCATGAACGGATAATATTACTAACTTAAAAATAGATAGAGAAAATATTAGTCACACTCTTTCAGTTCATTGTATGTCAGGACTACCAGTCTTATGCACAACAGGAAGATAATGGAAAATATAATCACAGATACGGATTTTACAGGACTTTCCGTAACTATCGCACCATAAATCATCCCTAACGAACATAAGGCGGCAAATAAAGACATGATAAAATTGGCTGTTTTCATTATATTATTTTTTTGGAAGTTCTTGTATTCGCTTCATTATGTTAGATACTTCATCCGCATCCACATAGCCGATTATATCATTTGTTATTGGAGTGTTATAGCAAATTCCATTATTGTCAAGAACTGCAACCTCATAAGTATCAATACCGTTGGAATAAAACAAAGTGCCTTTTAATACACTTACTCCATATCCGTTCTCAAACTGCATTATAGCATGCTTTGCGTTCATATATTCCTCACGGATAGGAGAAGGTAAGAGAAAGGCATCTTTAGCCATTTCATGTTGCTTAAAAAGCAAATCCTTGAATTGTTTTAGTTCATTCATGTCATTTAATCATAAGTTTGTTCCCCTCAACGGCTTAAACCGGTTGTTACCCCGAATCTTACGGGAGGGGATATATTAGACCTTTCAGCGATACTTGTGCCTAACCAAGCATACTTCTACGCTAAAGACAAATTGGCGTGCTGAAAGTAAATTTCATTTCAACTTCGTGGCTTTACCACCATCAGACATTTACAACCATTCGACCGTTATCGTCTTATCTTTGGTTGCTATCGGTGTCAATTCCGTTCCACTTGCACCCACCACTATCTACCATCACTGGCTTCGCTTCTGTGCCTGCGCAGAAATCATATATAATAATTGTACGGTTTTACCCATACA